CCCGCCGGCGGCCCGCTGCTGCCAGGGCACCCAGCTGACAAAACGCCAGTGTGGCTCTGCGAAGGCTGCGGGCTTCTGAGCACAGCCGTGCGCCGCCCGACATGCCTGCAGAGCCGCACGTTCGGCTGCCCGATGGTGAGGTCATGAACCTGTTCGACGTCCTCAACCGTGGAGCTGCCCTGGCACCGCCGAAGCCGCTCTACACGCCCGCACAGGCCCGTGCGATCAACAAAACCCGCCTGCAGTGGCTCAATGCCCTGCTGGTGGACCAGACGCGCGCCTGGATGTCGCTGGGCGAGCACGCGCCCGAGGTGCTGGAGGGCATGGTCACCATGCTGACCATCGCGGGCTTCGTGCACGTGTTCGACGTCAAGAGCGCCGACACGCCCGAGCTGCGCGTCATCCGTGGCGCGATCAGCGCGGCGACCCAGTGCGCGGCGTCCGGCGCCGTGCTGACAGCCGCTGACGCCCAGGCGTTCCGCGCGGCCTGCGACCGGGCCCGCACCATCATTGAGGCTGGCACGCCGGCCGCCATCATCCATGCAGCGGAGTCGATCCGCGAAACCGTAGGATTGCCATGAAACAAGAACAGCACCAGCTCGGTGCGCAATGCCAGACACACAGCCCGCGCGGCGTGGTGGACGAGCTGCGCAACGCCCAGCGCCCGCCCGGCGCGCACATCACATTCCCCGAGATCGAGTGGCCCGCCCATCAGGCCGCGCCGCTGGACACCCGGCCGGCGCTGGCCGGCCGCCTGGCCCCCTGCGGCCGCTGCTGGTCCGAGTGCCAGGGCCACAACGGGCAGCCTGGGCCCGAGCCCAAGCGCTGGTCGCTGACCATGGTGCTGCTGGCGATCTGGGCCATCGCATGGGTGGTGTTCATGGCGATGCTGGCGGGGGGAGCGGCATGACCACCCCCTACGCCTCCCGCCACGGCCGCCGGTACCGCGTGCGTTTCTGCCTCGCGCCGCGCCACCCGAACCCGGCCATGTTCCGAATGGCGCAGCTTCACTTCCGAACCACGCGCCCGCTTTCGCGCTCGGCCACCAACATTGCCGACGCCCGAACCCTGCGTCTGATGGCCATGGCCGAGGGCCTCCGCCCACTGCCGTCGCTTCGCCCTGGGCCACTGCCGTGGCCTCGCCGGGTGGGACGCTTTCTGCGGGGGCGGTCATGACCACCCCCCGCGACAAGATCCTGCGCATGGCGGGCGAGGCGGGGCTGGTTGACTCGCGGGGGTCCTGCGCCCTCGTGGGGGGCGCAGACCTGACGCCTTTCTTGGCGAGCTTCGCCGCCCTGGTGGCCGCCGCCGAGCGTGCTGCTCGCATCGCTGCCCAGACTGAGGTGGTCGATTTGAAGGAGCGACTTGTCCGCTCCGGCGTCGAGCGGCGGCGCGCTGTGCGTGAAGCCATGGCCGCCGAGCGCGAGGCGTGCGCAACCATCGCCCGTCGCACATGCGCTGCCGGCAAGACCGGATTCGATGACGGTTACAACCAGGCGGCCATTGATATTGAAAAGGCCATCCGCGACCGAGGTGCCCCATGAGCTGGAACGTCAGCCAGCCGCCTCCAGCACCTCCGCGCCCTGCGCCGCCACCCAAGATCACCGTGGGGTGGAACGCCACCAACTCCCGCGTCGAATTGACGGCAGCCGACAGGGATCGCCAGTTCACGGTGCCGCTGGAGCCCGAGGCGGCACGCAAGCTCGCCCAGGTGCTGCTGGCGATGGCCGACATTGGAGCCGCCCCATGACCTGCCCGCCTGCACCGACCCCGACGGCTACGTGCTGGTGCCCTACTACGGCGCCGCCCGCACGCCCATGGGCCACGGTTCGAGACCCTGCTGCTGCCGCGCGACCAGTGGCCCGCCAACTTCCGCGAGGATCCCGAGGCCCCGGGCCACGGCACCTGGTGGTGCGCGGTCTGCGGGGCGGGCAAGCCGGACTGAAAACAGACTTTGAGTCTGTCGCGAACCACCCGGAAACCCGCGCCAATGCTCAACTGTCAAGCATCGCTTGATGGTTCGGGCGCTGCTCGGGCGCGACGATGCCTGATAGCGTGGCCGCGAATTCGTGACGCTACTATCGGGGCATGGCAGACCATCCCAGCAAAGCGAAATTCATCGAGGCCGTGCACGCGCACATGGCCGTCCACGGCGCCAAAGACTGGCGCCTCGTGCTCGACCAGTTCCCGGACGTGCACGACCAGACCAAGTGGCGTTGGCTGCGCCAGGCCCGCAACGAGACGCCCCGGCCGACCGACCTGAACCGGGCCCGCGACCGGCTGGCGGCCAGCGTCAAGAAGTTCCCCACCACGCGCAACGGCTCGAAGATGCGCGAGAAGCTGGCGCCCGAGGCTGAGCCGATCGTCGACCACCTGCCGGCCGCGCCCAGCCCGGCCTACATCGCCAAGCACGGCGACGAAGGGCTGCGCACGATCGACTTTGTTGCGGAAATCCAACGCCTGTATGGCGACGCCCAGATGCTGCGCACCTACGCCTTGAAGCGCGACAAGGACGGCAACCCCGTCGAGGCGATCAACAACCCGGCGGCGTTCGACAAGTCCATCGTGCGGCGCGCGCACCTGCTGGAGACCGCCATCAAGGCGGTGCAGGAGGTGTGGGACCTGCGGACGATGCAGAACTTCTACGAGACCATCATCGACGAGATCGGGAAGGAAAGCCCCGAGTGCCAGCAGCGGATCATGCAGCGCCTGGCGGCGCTCAACGCGCGCACCGGCATGACCCTCGACATGATGAAGGTCTGACGTGTTCGGCCGCTCCAAGAACGCCCTGTATTACCGGGGCACGGGCACCGGCAGCGGTAACCGGCGGGTGATGCCCGACTTTCACCTGGGCCTGCAGCGGGCCATAACCGAGCTGGAGATCAAGACCGGTTTCCGGGTCGACGAGAAGGAGGTGATCCCGGCGGGGATGAACTTCCGCCAGTGGTGCGAGAAGCTGGCGCGCGGCACCAAGCCGGACGGCAGCGACGGCCTCAAGGTGGACGGCAAGCCGTTCACGCTGGACGACCGCCCGGCCATGGCGTGGATCTACGACCAGGTGCCCAGCACCGAAGATGAGGCCTACCGCTACATGCTGGTGCTCATGAAGTGCGCCCAGGTGGGGTTCACCGTCATGGAGATGCTGGCGGCGATCTATATGGGCCTCAAGTTCGGCGAGGACATCGGCCGGTGCACGGTCGGCATGTTCCTGCCCGACCAGCGCCTGGCGCAGATCAAGTCGTCGATCCGCTTCATCGACGCCGTGCGCAGCGTGCCCGAGGTGCACGCGCTCATGACCCAGGAGGCCACCGACGGTAGCGGCCGCAAGTCCGGCGAGGGCAACGTTGGCCTGCGCCAGATCGCGAAAGCCGTGTTCCTGTTCGCGTGGACCTCGGGCCGGGCCACCACCGAGTCTATGCCCATGGACGTTTTGTCGTTTGACGAAGTCCAGGAAATGACGATCGCCCAGATCGAGAAGACGCTGGAGCGTGTCTCGGCCAGCCGGATCCGGTCGGTCATCATGGGCTCGACGGCGAACTGGCCGGACGCCGACATCCACCATTGGTACAAGCTGGGCACCCAGCACGAGTTTCACTCGCGCTGCCCCACCTGCGGCGCGGCCAAGCCCCTGGTGCGCTACTTCCCCGAGTGCATCCGCTTCGACAAGGAGCGCGACACCTACCGCTACGTGTGCCCCAACGGCCATTGGCTGGAGGACCCCCAGCATGGCGAGTGGATCGCAGAGCACCCCGAGAAGGACCCGGGCGTGCAGCTCCACGTGCCGCGGCGCGAGCGCAAGCTGCGCATCCGCTCGATCCACTTCCCCCAGTTCCTGAGCCCGACGATCAGCGCCGAGGAAATCATCTCGGCCTACAACACGGCCACGGACATGAAGAACTTCTACAACCGGAAGCTCGGCATGCCGTACCTTGACCCGTCGCAGGTGCCCGTGACCCTGGAGCACCTGGCGCGCTGCGCGGCGGTGGGCCGGCAGCTGGGCGTGCAGTGGGAGACGCGCGGCCATGGCTACTTCATGGGCATCGACCAGATGGGCAACTTCAACGTGCACGTCATCAAGAAGCGGCTGCCCGACGGCCGCCAGGCTGTGGTGCACGTCGAGGAAACCTACAGCGCCGACCCGTTCGGGCGCAGCTCCGAGCTCATGGAGCAGTTCGGCATCGCGGTGTGCGTGGTCGAGATCAACCCGAACTACAACGACGCTAAGAAGTTCGCGGCCCGGCACCCTGGCCGGGTGTTCATCTGCGACTCGTTCGGCTCGCTCAAGGAGGACATGATCATCTGGGGCGACGCCCCCAAGCTGAACACCAGCGACCGGCGCACCAGCGAGGAGGCCCGCGACCGCTGGACCCTGCGCATGGACCAGTACAAGTGCATGCAGGTCTCGATGGCCCGCTTCACGGCGCCCGACCCCATGTGCGTGTTCCCCGACCCGCAGGGCCTGGTGCAGGAGGTCATCGAGAAGGGCCAGCGCCAGCTGCTGCCGGTCCTGCCCCGGGCGTTCCACCACTTCACGAAAACCGCCCTGGTGGCCGAGAAGGACGACGAGACCAACCAGTACAAGCGCAGCGTGAAGAAGGTCGGCATCGACCCCCACTTTTCCTACGCCAACATGCTCTGCGATGTGGCCTGGGCCCGCTCGCACGGCACGGCCTCGTTCCTGATCCCCGAGGGCGGCTCCCACCAGGCCGAGATGCGCGCCAAGGCCGAGAGCCTGAACATGCCCGGCCTGCCCACGGCGGTGACGGCCATGATCGAGGAGCTGCCGCCCGGCCAGGTGTGCGGCCGGTGCTCGGCGTTCAAGGATGGCCGCTGCGCCGACCGCGACATCCTCGTTCAGGCCAAGGACCAGGGTTGCGTGCTGTTCGTGGCGCGCTGAGCCCGATGCGCGCCCGAGCTGGCGTGGATTGCGTGGAAACGCAGGCCTGGCCTGTGGAATTCAGGCGCTCAAAACAGATACGGGGTCTGTTTTGAGCTGGGCGCGGTAGGCCGACGGCGTCATGCCCGTGGCCTTCTTGAAGGCTGTGCACATGTGGCTCTGGCTGGCAAATCCGCAGGTGCCAGCGATCATCACCAGGCACGCCTCCTCGTCGGCCAGCATGGTTTTGGCGGCCTCGATCTTCCGGCTCATGACGTACTGCGAAAGCGTCATGCCAGTAGTGCACTTGAACGATCGGCACAGATGGAAGCGGCTGAGCGCAGCGGCGTTGGACAGATCGTTTAGATCGAAACCATTTCCAAGGTTGGCCTCGATGAATTCGATGATTCGACTTAGGCGTTTTTTGGTGAGGAGATGGGGCATGCCTGCCAGCCGCTTCGTTTTGCTTCGAGCCTCATTGCAGCTTGGCAATCTGGAGTCCATCCCATGGTAGGACGGATTCCGCCAGCGCATGGAAGGATTGCGCTCAAGTTCTAGGTGGGGCGGGTCAACCGCAGACGCGCGCGCCGAAGCCCAGCAGGTCGGCGGCTTCGTCCTGGTCGAGCTGCAGGCACTGGCTGCCCTTGATCAGCTCCATGGTGCCGTCGCTGTAGTAGGCGAAGCGCAGGGCGCCCGCCTGGGGCGCCGGGGTGGGGAGGGGTGCTTCTGCCGGCGCGGGTGCCGGGGCAGGTGGCTCGCTGGCGCGCTGGGCCAGGGCGAAGGCGTTGGGCGCCGACTTGATGGCGTCGATCAGGGCGCGAGACGCCAGCGGCCGCCGTGGCGGCAGAGGCTGGTCGGGCTCGTAGTCGTCGGGCAGGGGCAGCGGCGTGCCGTCACCCATGCGCCAGCGCAGATGCCCGTCGATCTTGTCCTTCGCAATGGCGCCGTGCTTCACGGCGGTCATGAGGGTGGTCGTCAGGATGGTGCCATCGACCTCCAGCGCCTCGGCCATCGCGGCCGTGCTGACGGTCTCGCCGGGCTGCAGGCGCAGCAGGTACTGGGCGGCGCGGTGGGGCAGGGTGCCGGGCTGGAACTTGTAGCTCAAGCGGAGACCTCCGGGCGGCCGGCGAGGCCGCAGTAGCCGTGGGTGCGAACGACGCGGGTCTCAAAGGTGCGGGCCATGTCGTGACCGGCGCCTTGAACCTCGACCGGTACGCTGGCCGTCATGTACTCCCACCGCCACATGGCGCACTTGTCGGCGATGCAGCGGGCGTAGCCTGGGGTGCGGTCGGGCTCGATGTTGCCGCAGTTGGCAGAGTAATCGTTACCGTTGGACGCCCGCACCATCGGGCACCACAACAGGCGGGCTTGCTCGGGGGTGTGGCTCATTGGGCACCCCCAGTCGGCACCTCGACAGACCGCGTGCAGTTCTTGCCGCACGACTCACGCCAGGCTGCGCCAGCCGATGCGGCGCCTGTGCAGCGCGTGAAGTAGCGGGAATATCCTTCGTCCACGAAGCGGTAGACCGTGCAGCCGTCGTGGGTGAACAGGCGATCGACTTGGAAAGCCACGCCTGCATTGGCGCGGGCCTCGGGCGGACGCCGCTCCAGACAGCCGGCCAGGGCCAGCCCGGCGAGCACCAGGGCGAGTGCGGAGCGCTTCATGCTGCACCATCCTTCTCGACCTGGCTCCAGCCTTTCCCGGCATGGCGGATCTTGCCGGCCTTGCGCAGGGCCTGCAGGCGCGCGTCAACGAAACGGAATGGGGCCTTGTCGCTCTGCGCTTGGCGCAGGTGCTCAATCGCGGCCTTCACATCCTTGTCGCGGTCAATGGCAGCGGAGGTGACACTCCCTCTGCTCGGGTGCAGCGCCGCCAGAATTGCGGCGTCCAGCTTGGTGTAGTCGTGCTTGGTGGTTCTGGTGGTCATGGCTGTCAGGCCGGGCCCGCGAAGGCCCAGCGGCTGGTTGATCAGTTCAGCGAGTCCTTGAGGACACTGCTGGGCTTGAACGACGGCGACTTGCGGGCGGCGATGGTCAGGGACTCGCCGGTGCGCGGGTTCTTGCCGGTGCGGGCGGCGCGCTTGGTCACGCCGAAGGTGCCGAAGCTGGTGATGGCGACGGTGTCGCCTCTGCGCAGCGCGGCGGTGGTGCGATCCACGACGGATTGCAGCGCCCGGCCAGCGGCAGCCTTGCTGATGTCGGCGTCCTTGGAAATCAGCTCGACCAATTCGGATTTGTTCATCGAAACTCCTGTTTGAAATCTGGTCAGGCACCGCGCCCGACCCGGGGCCAATTATGAATCAAAAAAGCCCAAAACGTTGATGCCGCTGTTGTTTTTTCGTCGTCGAAAATGATTGGCAGTCAGTTCGCGCTCAGGTGGCGCACCAGCTGGTCGAACGGCATGGCGGGCCGGCGACGGGCCGGGCGTGGCTTGCTCGGGGCCGGCGGCCGGGTTCGTGCCTTGCTGCGGGCGCGCAGCTTGTACTCGCGGCGCACCTCGGGCGTGCGCAGGTCAAGGCGCGGTGCGTCCTCGCCCGGGCCGGCGCGGTAGACCGGCGCCTCGCGCCCGGGCCGGTTCACCTGGCGCCGGTAGCCGACCACGTGCAGGAACTGGCCGGGGCTCAGCACGCGCATGTTGCGGATCGACGACTCGACGGCCTTGATGCCGCGGCCCAAGGCGTCGCTGATGTCGCGCGCGGTCATGTCGGCTGTGCTCAGCAAGCCCAGAATGGCGTCGCGCGTCGTGGCGGGCGGGTGCGGCCGGCTCAAGCCGTGACCTCGCGCCGGGTGGTGGTGGCCTGGCCGGGCGGCGTGGGCGGCTCGATCTTGCGCAGCCAGGCCTGGGCGCAGTCGAGCTCATTGCCGGTGGCGCCGTACTCGGTGATCAGACCCTCGCCGTGCACGCGCCAGATCCGGCCGTGGCGTGAGTGCTCGCCCTTCAGCAGGCCGACGCGCACGCGCTTGCCGATGTTGGGCCCGGTGGTGCCCAGGGCGCCCTCGATGATGATGGCGTGGTCGCCGGAACGGATGGGTTCACTCACAGGCGCCTCCCTCGGTGTCGTCGCTGGGCAGGTGCTTGGCGGCCAGCGCCGACGGCGGCGCCTCGACCATGATGCAGCGCGGTCGGTCGGGGTAGGTGCCCCAGGCGGGGTGGGGTGTCCGGCCGACCTGCGGCGGCGCCGTGATCTCAAACAGGCTGACGGCCCGGATCATCACGCCGTCGCCCCACCACTCGCGCCGGCTGGCGTCGAGCGCGTCGAAGGTGCCGGTGAGGGGGTGGTAGGGGGCGGTCATTGGGTGTCGCCTCTTTTCCTCGTCTCGTCCAGGGCAGCCTCTGCGCGCGCGTCAACATCATCCAAATACGGGCGCGCAAGGGCCACGCCCTGAGTCATGCGATGCCAAACCAGACCGACAAGAAATCCGATCATGATCGGCAGCCCATGCACGACGGCGATCAAGTAGTACGTCAGCAGCAACTTGATTCTGCGCGTCATGCGGCACCGCCTTCCATCTGCCCGCCAAACAGGTGCGGCAGCAGCGCCTTCATCTCGCGCTCAATGCGCTCGCTCTCGGCTACGTGCTCTGGGCTGCGCGGCAGGTTCAGGCGCTCCATCACGCAGTTGCAGTGCGGCTCGCCGTTGCGGGCGCCCAGGCAGGCGCAGGGGGTGAGCGGGGCGGCCATCACGCGCCCTCCTTGATGCCGTTGGCGCGATCCTCGTCGCGTGCCGTGCAGCGCTGCACGCTGTTGCAGTAGCGGGTAGTGTCGCAGTCATTCAGCCGCTGCACCCCACCAGCCCCCACGGCCTCCAGCTCGGCCCGGGCCTGGGCCAGGTCGGCCGCGTTCTTGGTGAGCGCATTGATGGCCTGCACCATCAGATAGGTGGTGGTGTTCTCGCGGCCGTATTTGGCCACGTTCTCCTGCATCTCGCGGATCAGGTCCTGTGTCTTGTCGCTCATACCTTCCTTTCATCGCCCGGCGCGCGGCCGGGCTGGGTTGATCAATGCCCGCAGGGCAGCCCGCCATCGGGCACCGTTCCGTCCGGCTTCACGGGCACGCGGGCGCCGCAGCTCAGGCAGGTTTTGTGCAGGTCGTGTTGGTGCGCGATAGCGAACGGCCAGCGCTTGGCCGGCGGCGCAGGCAGCGGCCAAGCACTCTTGTGGTTGAAGTTCATAGGTGATGAAGTGTTGCGCCCGACGTGCGCCCGGGACTTTGGCGGCGGGACCGAAACCCGCATGAATGCTTGCTTTGCTGGCAACCAGAAACAGAGTCGAAATCAGTTTCTTGACTGCGCTGCTGCGATGGGGTAATTATCCTGCAAATAATCAAAAAAGCGCAAGCGCCACGGACGGCTGTTGTCGTGACGCTACGCTTGCGGAATGACCGACGCTGCCCGCTCTGTACTCGCTGACCCGCGCGCCCCCGCCGACGAGCGGCAGGAGGCCATGGCGGAACTGCAAAAATCCGCGATGCCGCGCGCTTTGTCCGACCTGATCCCGGCGTCGAACATCCAGCCGATCATCGACTACATCAACCAGGACCTGCAGGACCAGGCATTCGCCAAGGCCCAGCGCGGCAACATCATCCCGTTCCCAGGCGGGCGCGAGAAGAAAGCCGGCGAGCGCGGCATGCAGTCGGTGTGGATCGACGACCTGCAGATCAACGTCAACGGCGACTGGTTCGAGCGCCCCGGGCAGTTCTCGTTCGACGCCATGCGCGCCATGGTCGAGCAGACCCCCATCCTGAACGCCGTCATCATGACCCGACAGCGCCAGGTCGAGCGGTTCTGCCGGCCGCAGAAGGGCGGCAAGGGCCTGGGCTTCAAGATCGCCAGCAAGGAGCAGGCCGAGAACGTGGACGAGAACGAGCAGCAGACCATGAAGCTGCTGGAGTCGTTCGTGCTCAACTCGGGCTGGGAGACCCGGCCGCGCCAGCGCATGCGCCTCAAGCGCGACAGCTTCCCGAACCTGATGAAGAAGCTGGTGCGCGACAGCCTGACCATGGACAGCATGGCGATCGAGACCGAGTGGAAGCGCGACAAGTCGCTGGGCCTGGATGGCGTCTACGCCGTGGACGGCGCCACCATCCGGCTGTGCTCGGAGGAGGGCTACCGCGGCGAGGACGAGATTTTCGCGCTGCAGGTGGTGCAGGGCCAGATCCGCACGGCCTACAGCTACGACGACCTGATCTACGTGCCGCGCAACCCGCGCACCGACGTGATCGCCGGCGGCTACGGCCTGGCTGAGACCGAGCTGCTGATCCGCGTGGTGACGGGGTTCCTGAACGCCTTCACCTACAACACCAAGTTCTTCGACAGCAACGCCATGCCGCGTGGCGTGCTGAACCTGTTCGGCAACTACGCCGACGAGGACATTTCGGCGTTCAAGCGGTACTGGAACGGCATGGTCAAGGGCATCAACAATGCCTGGACGCTGCCGGTGATGGTGTCGAAAGACCAGGAGTCGGCGGCCAAATTCGAGAGCTTCGGCGAGCAGGCCAGCGAAATTATGTTCAGCAAATGGATGACCTTCCTGGGGTCGATCATTTGCGCGATCTACGGCATCGCACCTGACGAAATCAACTTCGAGAGCTTCACGTCGGGCACCAGCTCGCTCAGCGGCAACGACACCGAGGAGAAGCTGGCATTCTCCAAGGACAAGGGCCTGCGCCCGCTGCTGGCCTACCTCGAAGACACGATGAGCCAGTACGTGATTGGCGAGTTCTCCGACAAGTACGAGTTCCAGTGGACCGGCCTCGACGAGGAAGACGAGAAGCAGGTTTTCGAGCGCAAGAAGCTGACGCTGACCGTCAACGAGATGCGTGCCGAGGATGGGCTCGAAAAGGCCGATGGCAAGTGGGGCGACGCGCCGCTGAACCCGTCGCTGGTCGGCGTCTGGCAGCAGGAGGCCATGCCCCAGCAAGAAGACTTCGGCCAGCCCGGCCAGCAGCCCAGCGGCGGTCCCGGGCCGGACGAGCAGGGCGGCGACGGCCAGGACTTCGGCGGCGAGGACGGTCAGGACTTCGGGCGGCCCGACGCTGGCGCCCAGCAGCCCGACCGGCCCGCCGAGTCCGAGCCGGCCGACATGGCCAAGGCATTCGGCCTGCCCGTCTTCAAATTCGAGCCATGACCTTCAAGCCCCCGAAGCCCCAGAAAGAGCCCGAGCCGCGCGGCGATGTCGAGGTGGGTGACCACCTGTACGTGCACCATGGCGGCCAGCCGTGCACCGGCGAGGTGACCGCGCACGGCCGCCACGGCGTCACCGTCAAGATCGACGGCCAGCACCAGAAAGTCCGCTGGGACAAGGTGCTGGGCCACAAGCAGCGGATCCCGCAGCGCTACGACGTCATCGACCACGGCGAGGACGGCATGCTGGTGCAGGACGCCAGCGGCCGTCGTCGCTTCGTGGCCACCCCCAACGAATCCAAGGACGACCCCATGGTGGCAAAAGCATTCGGGCGGCGCCCGGTGTTGTTTCTCAAGGCGGGCCCGGCGCCCGGCCCTGGCCTGCAGCAGAAGAAGGTCACCGACAAGAACGGCGTGCAGACCACGCGCTGGGTGAGCACCGACATCGGCGGCCCGCCGGCCCAGGCAGGCCAGCACATCGGCTACGAGAACGGCGAGCATCGCGGCCACGGCCAGGTTCTGTCTGCCGGCCAGCACGGCGTCACAGTGCGCGACCCCAAGGGCGGCGAGCACCGCGTGCCCCACGACAAGATCACGCACCACTGGCAGGGCGACGGCGCACCCGACGCCAGCCCGCATGACGCCCAGCCCGAGCAGGGCGCCCAGGAGCAGGCCCAGCCGGCGCCGGTCGATGCCGCGTCGCTGTTCGACAAGGCCACGATCGAGGCGCTGCCGGACAAGGTCAACCAGCCCGCCCAGAGCTGGGACGAGCTGGTGCAGAAGGGCACCGAGGGCCTGGAGCAGTTCCGGGGCATGCTGGGTAAGGTGCAGCAGGCCATGGGCCTCAAGACCGGGATGAAGCCCGAGCAGATCACCCCCGAGCAGTGGGAGAACGGCGACGGCTTCCTGTTCATTGCGCCACTCAAGGGCGAGAAGCGAGCCAAGGAGAAGGTCGACGCCGACTACAAGGGCGACTGGTCGCAGCTGCGCGACATCGTGCGCGGCACGATCAGCGTGCCCACCATGGGCCACGTCAAGCAGGCGCTGGAGCACATGAAAGCCGCCGGCCTGGAGATCGCCCAGAAGCCCAAGAACCGGTTTGCGAAGCCGACCGCCGAGGGCTACCGCGACCTCATGGCGTTCGTGAAGCTGCCCAACGGCATGGTGGCCGAGCTGCAGATCCACACCAAGGCGATGACCCTGGCGAAGGAGAAGGGCCACAAGGACTACGAAATCACGCGGTCGCTGCAAGGCAAGTACGGCGAGCCCGAGCCTGGCGACAGCTGGTCGGACGATGACCACCGGTCGTACTACGAGGCCTTGAAGCGCCAGAAGGCGATCTACGACGATGCGTGGTCGAAAAGCAACGGCAGCCAGGACAAGACTTTGATCAAATCCGATCAAGCGGCTACAATGGCATTGTTGTTTCGGAGGGTTGCGTGATGATTTTCATTGAGAACGAGGGAGCGCTGTTTCGGGGCCCAGCCCGGGCGTGGCCCAAGGAAGTCTGGAACGGCAGCGAGTTCGTGTCGTACCAGGGCGCCGTGCCGAAGGACATCGACTGGGGCGACGAGATCGACGAAACCGAGGCGCAGCGCCTGATGGGCCAGCGGCCTCAGGGCGAGCAGCAGCCCGCCGCCCAGCAACCGGCCGAGCAGGGGGCCGCTTGATCCTCCTGTTCAAGTCGATCCAGGTTCGGGGGCACACCCGCCGCGATGGCGTCTACGTCTCGCCCCACGTCCGCAATGCCGACCGCTACGCCGACAAGGCCCACGCCGGCCAGTACCGCAAGGGCAAGCCCGGCGCCCCGCTGGTCCCCTACATCGAGCACCCGCGCGCCGTGGCCCGCATCCTGCACGACGAGGCCGGCATCACCGATCACGTCACCCTGCAGGCCGCCCTGCTGCATGACACGATGGAGGACACGGGTGCCACGCACGCGAACCTCGTCGCGGAGTTTGGGCACGACGTCGCCGATCTGGTGGCCGAGCTGACCAACCCGGCGGACTTCGGTCCTGGCGGCAAGGCCGCATGGCAGGCCGCCCACGCGGCGAAGATGAGCCCGCGCGCGGCCGCTGTGAAGATGGCCGACAAGACGGCGAACCTGCGCGACCTGGTGGCGTCGCCGCCGGATTGGGACGCAGCCCGCAAGCGCAAGTATTTCGACGACGCGCGCCAAGTGGTGCAGTCCATGGGCGCCAAGCATCCGGTGCTGGAACGTCTGTTTTCTACAACGTACCTCACGGGGCTGGACAAGCTCTGATCGTTTTGGGTTAGAATTCAACCATTCCGACGACGCTTGCAGGCCGGGCTGGGAATCAAACCGGGAACACGTCTGCTGGGCCAGTTGAGCCCCTTACCGTAGGAGACTGCGGGGAAATCAGCAGAACCCAGCGATGGGAGCCGCCCCTATACGCCTTGCGCGAATTCAGGGTGCGCCGGATGGGCAACCGGCCTTGATGCCTGGCTTTGTAAACCAGGGCCATCAAGTGTGATGATTGGCACACAGAGAGACGGTTTCAGCTCCGACCACTAGGTTGCCCGGGAAGCACGTCGGCGCCAGCCAGTCATCACGCTTGATGGTTTGGGTCGGGGGTTCCTGGCCGCTATCAACGAGCACGGGTAGCAGTTTGTGTGGGTCTGCCCCGATAAATGCAAACCACAGGTCGACCCACCCACGGGAGACGCCTCGGAAAGACGAGGACCATCACATCAGCGGCGGCGCTGAAGGAAACGCCTGAACATTAGGCCAGCACAAGAGGTACAGCCGACCAGCGGCCAGGGCCAGGAGTGAGCGGGCGGGGGAAAGTGGGCGGTTGGTCCGGCCTGCGGCCCGTTGTTACCCCGCGTGGAGCCGGTATCAAGCCCGGCCCGCTGATGTGATGGTGTGCAAGAGCCGTTGGCCTCGGGGTAAGTCGATTGAACCTGGGCCTGTTTTGGCGGCGTCGGGATCGACACTGGCGCATTGCGTTGGGCTTCGAGCGCTGCACCATCAACCTCCTCCCTGAGTGGCTTCGGCCGCTTTTCAACCCGCCTCGTGCGGGTTTCTTTTTGTCGTGACGCCACACTGGGGGCCGCCCGCAAGGGCATGGTTGGGTGTCGACCGCAGCGGATCCTCGGGATGTAAGGGCCGCAGTCTGGTACGGGCGTGCCGTTTCATGGGTGGGCGGCGTCTCCTGGTGGTGTCTTCGGGCACCGCTCGCCTGGGGCCAGACCGATACCGCGCGTCAGGCGGCGAAGGCCGGGGTGGGAGACCGCCCCGGCTTTTTGTCGTGATGGCACCATGCGAGCATGGGCCTATTCATCGACATCATCGACCTCGACGAGCCGCGCACGAACGCCGCGCTGGAGTACCTGTGCAAGGCCGGGCACGACCACGACGACGGTATCTGGGCGCCGATGGACAGCCCGCTGATCGCCCGCCTGGTCGAGCTGTTCACCCAGCGCGGCCTGGCGCGCCTCGATGCGTTCCGCACTGAGCTGCTGGCGTGGACAGAAGGCCACCGGCACACGGCCGGTGAGCGCATCGCCCGACCGGCTGGCGTCATGGAGCGCTGGAACGAGGCCGAGAAGTCGCTGGTCAAGCTGTACCTGGAGCACCTGCCGCCGGCCGAGTGGACGCTCGACGACCACATGCTGGCGGTGGACTACCTGGCGCAGCGCTACCTGCCGCCCGAGGACATGCGCACCGAGGCCGAATGGCTGTCGGCGCGGTCGAGCATCATGGGTCGCGTGCAGGCCGCCATGAGCGAGGTTGACGCCAAGCAGGCCGACGCCATGATCATGGCGATGCCTGGCACCACCGAGGCGGTCGCGGCCGCATTCGGCGCCACCCAGGCCCAGCGTGCGATGATGGACTTTGCCGCCCAGCGCTGCGCCGAGAACGTGCGTCACCTGGCCGAGAGCGCGCGGCACGCCATGCGTGGCGTCATCGCCGAGCACGTCACCCAGCGCGCGCTGGGCGTGCAGGGCCCTGGCTCGTCGCTGGAGACCAAGCTGCTCGACGCCTTCGGCACGCTCAACCGCGATTGGCGGCGCATCGCCGTCACCGAAGCGGGCGAAGCCCAGACCCAGGGCTACATCTCCAGCCTGCCGGCCGGCACCAAGGTGAAGCGCGTCGAGCAGTACCGGAACGCCTGCGCGTTCTGCCGCAAGATCGACGGCATGGTCGTCACCGTGGTGGACCCGGGCATGGTGCACAAGGACCCCGACACTCAAATTTGGGCGGGGAAGAACAACATCGGGCGCAGCGCCAGCCCGCGCAAGCGCGTGGGCAACGCCTTCGTCGAGCGCGAGGCGGACGAAATGTGGACCGTGCCTGCCGGGCTGGTGCACCCGCATTGCCGGGGGCGTTGGGTGCCCACCGTCACCGACCGGCCAGGTGACAGCGCCGAGTTCGGCGACTGGATCCGCGCCCAGCTCGCCCAGGGCGAGAAAGACCGCGAATGATCATCCTCCTGAAATCCCATCCGGCCACCCGCACCATGATCGGCGGCGACCCGACGCCCGAGCAGGCGAAGTCCGGCGACTACCCCAAGCTGCGCCAGGACTGGCACGGCCTGACCATTGCCATCGAGCATCCCGAGGGCACGGTGCGCGAGGGCGTCGACGAGACCGGCAAGGCTTGGCGCACGGTGTTTCGCTACGCCTACGGCGAGATCCTGGGCACGCTTGGAGTGGATGGTGACCCGGTGGACGTGTTCATTGGCAGCTACCCGGACGCGCCCGAGGTTTACGTCGTGCAGCAGATGAAGCGCAAACAGTGGGACACGCCCGACGAGCAGAAGTGCATGATCAACTTCGCCAGCATGGACGAGGCCCGCGACGCCTACCTGGAGCACTACGACGATCCGCGATTCTTCGGCGGCATCACGGCTATGCCGGTGGCCGAGTTCATCGCCAAGGTTCGCGCCACGCGCAACGCGCCGGCCATGATCAAGGCCCAGCCCGCCGTCGTGCTGTTCTTCAAGGGCTACGTCGGCCCGTACCTGCGCGGCGGCCGGATCGTCAACGCGCGCGGCTACCACGGGCGGGCGGCCCACGGCACGCCTGGCGGTCCCGGGCAGATGAGCCTGTTCGGCGGTGCCAGCAGCGGCAAGCCGATGGGGCCGAGCCCGTATGCCGGCAAGGACCCGGTGAAGGACACTCGTGACCTGTTCGGGGGCGAGAGCGCGGGCCCTGCGCCGCCCGGCGAGCACGACCACCTGCTGGCTGACATCCCGGGCGCGAAATGGCGACGCGGCAAGGGGCTGATCAGTGGGCACTACGGCGTCGAGGTCAACGGCGAGGTGCTGGGGAACTACCACGCCAAGCCCGAGGATGCGGTCAACGCTGCCAGCCAGTCGCTGCAGACACGTGCAACCCACGATAAGGCGGCTGCTGACCACGCTGGGGCGGTGAGCAATCTGCGCGATCGCCTGCTGTCTGGCGGCGAGGCCTCGGACGCCGACCTCAAGCTGCTCGGTCTGCGCGATGGCTCGGCTGGGCTGGAGTGGTTCATCCCTGCGGCCGCAAAGGTGTTCGGCATCAGCTCGCGCGCAGTGCGGCCGCACATCGCCGACCTGATCCGCGTTGGCCACACCGACATGGGGGCCAAAAAGGAATTCGTCGCACCCAAGAAGGCGCTCCAGGCAATTGCAGCCAGCATTACGGCGCCGCCGGCATCGTGACAGCACAATCGGCACCAGTCCCGCCACTGGTGCCGCCGCATGCTCGTTTTCTTCACGAAATCCCAACTCGCCCTGTTCGACGCCCCGGTGCACGTGGCTGCCCACGTCCGCAAGGACGGCACTGTCGTGCAGCCCCACGTCCGCATCCAGAAGCTGGCGGTCAAGCAGCATTCGCTGTTCGGCGGCCACCACGCCGCGCCTGAGCCGGCAAAGCGGCGCAGCAAGCTCGACACGTTCCTGGGGCGCTACGGCGGCCCGGCCGGCATGGCGAAGATCCTGGCTGGCCTACCCGAGGGGCAACAGCAGCAGCTGATCGCCAAGATGGCCGAGGTGGGCAAGACCACGCCCGAGGCGGTATGGGCGATGCTGGGCGCGGCGCCCAAGCCGGCCCAGGCCGAGCCCGCAGCCGAGAAGCAGGCCGACCTGTTCAGCCAGGCGCCCGAGGCGCCCAAAACCGATTCCGCCAGCGCAAAACCGGTTGCGGAACCCGAGCCCAGCGCAAAACCGATTCCTGCGGCCGCGCCCGCGCCCGACCTCCCGCTCGTCGAGTACCGCACCGCCAAGAAGGGCAAGGTGCTGCGCGGCGTCGTGCGCACCGACCTGACCGAAGCGCAGGCCCGGGAGATCGACCCGTACACCATGCGCCACCAGGGCGGCTGGTTCATCCGGGAAAAGCACCTCAAGAACAAACCCGTCGAGGCCCGGGCGCCCGCAGCGCCTGAGCCTACCCCGGCACCGGCTCCCGAGCCCGCGCCGACCCAAGCCGTTGCCCACGAGCCCGCGGCCCCGTTCGGCGTGGCCGCCGGCACCAGCAAGGCCAAGCGCCGCGCCATCAACGCCGCCGTCGTCGAGCGCCTGGCCGAGGGCGGCCCGTTCACCGCCGGCGATCTGGCGCAGTTCCGCCAGTACAGCGGCAACGGCGGCTGTGGCGACAGCCTGAACGAGTTCTACACCGACCCCGACGTGGCGCGCGGCATGTGGACTGCGCTGCAGGCGCTGGGCTTCCAGCACGGCACAGCCCTGGAGCCGAGCTGCGCGACCGGCGTGTTCCTGCACACGGCGCCGGCCGGCGTGCGCGTGACCGGCGTCGAGCTGGACCCGACCAGCGCCCAGGCGGCCCACGCGCTGCACGGCGACCGACACGAGATCATCACATCCGGCTTCGAGCGATTCGCCACGACCGATGACCGCCAGTTCGACGTGGTCATCGGCAACCCGCCTTACGGCCCACGCGGCTTCCTGGCGAAGGACGACAAGGTCAACATCAGCACGGCCGAGCAGTATTTCACCGACACCGCGCTGGACAAGTGCAAGCCCGGCGGCCTGGTGGCGCTGGTGGTGCCGACCGGCATCATGGACAGCAAGTCGGCCCGGGCGTTCCGCGAGAACCTGCTGCGCAAGGGCGAATTCCTGGGCGCCCAGCGCATGCCCAACACGGCGTTCGAGCACTCGCACACCGAGGTGACGACCGACGTCGTCTACTTCCGCAAGCGGCCAGACGACGTGGCCGGCGCGCTGGGCACGGTTGACCAGGCCACGCTGCAGAAGCTGGGCGTCTGGGACGAGGAGTTTCTGGCCGGCGGCTACTTCACGGGCCGCGGCGCCGAGAACGTGCTGGGCACGATGACCGAGGGCTGGCGCGCCAAGGCCGGCATGGGCAGCGACATCACGGTCGAAGGCTCCATGCAGGGCGTGCCCGAGGAGATCGCCGCGTTCCGCCCGGCGGCCGAGACAGCGCCCGTGTCCATGCACCAGGTGCTGGAGGCGCTGGGCGACGACGAGGCCGCCAAGGAGCGCGCCATCTCGGCAGCGTTCCGCCGGCCCTACGCCAACGCCGCCAAGGTGGGCGACACCAAGGTGGTGGATGGCGTCACCCTGATCCTGCAGGGCGACCCGCCGCGCTGGCACCGCCTCGACGAGTTCATGCAGACCGAGTCGATCAGCCAGGCGCAGGAGCTGGCCGCCGACATTGGCCGGCTGGCGTCCGGCATGGAGGCCGTTGACCGCCCGGCGCTGGAGGCACGCATTCGCGCCTACGTCGAGAAGCACGGCGTGCCGGCTGACGACCCCGAGCTGATGGCGGCCGCCATGGCCGACAAGAGCCTGTACGCGCTGATCGGCGCCGTGGACCGCCAGGGCAAGCTGTCCGACCTGGTGGCCGGGCGAACGCGCAAGACCGAGGGCACGTTCGACAGCGCCGCCCAAAGCATGGCGCTGGAGCGCGACAGCGGCACGTTCACGGCCGGCGAGCTGTCCGAGCGCCTGGGCAAGAATGCCGACGAGGTGCTGGACCAGCTGGCGGCCGACCCGCGCTACGCTTACGCCGGCGGCGGCCAGTGGACCACGATGGACGCCTACCTGACCGGCGAGCTGTGGCCCAAGCTGGACGCTGCGCGGGCGGCCTTGGAGGCCGGCTCCGAGCCTGACATGGCCGACAAGCGCCGCCTGCAGGTCGAGCGCCTGGAGAAGGCAATCGACGCGAAGTCGCTGGATGACGTCGATTTCCAGATGAACAGCGCGTTCGTGCCCACCGACGTCCTGGCCGCGTACCTCAACTGGCGCCAGTTCGATGGGCCGGAGGCCAATGACTGGACCAAGAAGCAAGCGCCCGTCGAGATCACGTTCGCCGACGGCCTGTACCACGTGGCTGGCGGCAACCAGTACGGCGACACCAAGCTGATCGACAAGTACCTCAACCGCACCGGCATTCGGAAGGAGGAGGACCTGCCGCGCGTCGAGGCCATGAATGCGGAGTTCAAGGAGTGGCTGTGCGGCAGCACCCACCGCGACCGCGTCGAAGACCTCTACAACCGCAGCTTCCGGGGCTACGTGGCCCCCGAGTTCAGCAATTCGCCCATCGACGTGCCCGGCCTGGCCGCCGACCGCACGGTGCGCGACTGGCGCTGGTCGAGCCTGCGCAAGTCCCTGGCGCTGGGCAAGGGCATCGTGGCCGACGACGTGGGCCTGGGAAAAACCTTGGGCGGCCTGCTGCTGGCGCGCATGGCGAAGGTCAACGGCCAGGCCAAGCGCCCGATCATCGTGGTGCCCAAGTCGGTGCTGGCCAACTGGTTTGAGGAGGCCGAGACCTGGTTCCCGGGCGCCCGCGTGCTGACCGTCGGCGCGAATTTCAGCCGGGCCAAAGACGGCTCGCTGATCGGCAAGGACGACTCGGCGAGCGAGCGAAAACGCAAGTACCACGACCTGCGCCAGAACGACTACGATTTCATCCTGATCAGCGAGCCGGCGTTCGAGGAGGTCGACCTCGATCCCGAGACCAAGGAGCGCTACTACAGCGACGACTTCTGGGTGCAGCGTGGCGAGTCCTTGGGCAACGCCGGCGACAAGCGGCGCAAGGCCATCAAGGAGCGCTACGAGCAGCACATCGCCCAGCGCGAGTTTAGCGACCGCACCGACGCCATCTACTTCAACGAGCTCGGCGCGGACATGCTGATCCAGGACGAAATGCACCACCAGAAGAACCTGTACGCCGCCCGGGCCCGGTTCGGCGAGCAGCCGAAATTCCTGGGCGGACAGGGGCTGTCGAACCGCGCGCTCGACTTCAACCTCAAGACCCGGTGGGTGCGCGACAACAACGGCGGGAAGAACGTCTACGGCCTGACGGCCACGCCGACCAAGAACAGCCCGCTGGAGATTTACTCCATGCTGTCGCACATCGCGCCCGAGGCCTTTGAGCGCATCAAGATCCGCAACAGCGAGGAGTTCCTGGACCGCTTCTGCGAGTTCAAGGCCGACAAGGTGCTGGGCACCGGCGGCGACATCGAGGACGCCACCGTGGTGTCCGGGTTCAAGAACCTGGACGAGCTGCGCGAGATCATGGCGCGCTACATCGACCGTCGCACCGCCGACCAGGTGGGGCTCAAGCTGCCCGAGCGCGACGACCGGCTGCACCTGGTGGACATGAGCCCGGCGCAGCAGGCCGTCTACGCCGAGCTGCGCGAGCTGGCCGAGGAGTCGGCTGGCAAGAAGGACGCCACCGGCGACGCGCACATTTTCGCCATCATGGACAAGATGAACAAGGCGGCGCTGGACCTGTCCCTGCTGGACAAGGCCAAGTACGGCGGCGCCAGCAGCCCGAAGTACGCGCACCTGGCGAAGCAGTGCGTCGAGGGCGGCAAGGACGGCGGCCAGATCGTGTTCAGCGAGTACATCGACAGCCACGACAAGATCGTGGCCGCCCTGGTCGATGCCGGGTTCAAGCGCGAGGAGATCGGCGTCATCAACGCCCAGGTCGCCGGCTCGGCGGTGAAGCGGCAGAACATCGCCAACGCCTTCAACGCCGGCAAGCTCAAGGTCGTGGTGGGCAACGCCACGATGGCCGAGGGCCTGAACATGCAGAAGACCACGACCGACATCCACCACATGGACGTGCCGTGGGAGCCCGCCACGCTGCAGCAGCGCAACGGGCGCGGCCTGCGCCAGGGCAACATGAACGAGTCGCTGCGCATCCACACCTACCTGTCCAAGGGCAGCTTCGACGGCTACCGCTACCAGGCCGTGGCGGCCAAGAAGGATTGGCAGGACCTGTTGTGGAACGGCGGCGACCGCGTCGAGAACCTGGCGCGCGAGGGCTCGTTCTCGAACGAGGACATGCGCATCATGCTGGCGGCCGACCCGGAGGAGGCCCGCAAGAAGTACGCGGAGGACAAGGCATCGGCCACCGCCCGCTATGACGCCGGCAAGCGCTCCGACGCCCAGGCCGAGTTCGTGCGCTTCACCGAAATGTCGCGCAGCTACGGCTCGCTCAAGAACAAGAACACGACCAGCGCCCAGCGGCTGCGCCAAAAAATCGAGGCCACCAAGACCAGCCTGTTCAACAACAAATACTGGTCGGCCAAGGCCGCGCTCGACAGCGCGACCGACGTGCTGATCCACCCCCAGACCGGCACGGTGCTGACCGCCGACGTCGGCCTGGACTTCGCCAAGGACGGCAAGATGGTGGTGACGGGCGTCAACATGAAGGCCGGCACCGTGACCATGCGGCGCTACGCCGACACGAGCGGCGGCCACAAGGTGACGCTGCCCATGTCCGAGCTGAGCGACGCCAAGCCCTACGACTTCGACAAGAACGCCGAGGCCGAGGAGGTGGGCAAGGCCATGGAGTCCGCCGCCAACGAGAAGCTGAACAGCCTCACCAAGTGGGAGGATGTGAAGGCCATGCCGTCGGCTGTGTTGGAGAAAAACAACGACCTGATTCAGCGGCAGATCAAGGATGCGAAGGCCTCGTACAAGGGCTTTCACGACCTGGGCGACGCCTACATGGTTGAGAAGGCTACGGGCAAGATCGAGAAGGTGCCGAGCTACTCGACCAAGGACAAGCACGAGACTCACGACTACCTGCTTCCCACCGAGGCGGCGAAAGAGAAAGCCATTCAGGCATGGATGGACGCGCGGCGCGGCGCCCGTATCAGCAGCCGGTCGGTCAACCGGTCCAAGGGGCGTGGACCGCGCAGCGGTGGCTATGACGTGCTGGCGGCGCGCGAGTACCAGGGCGCAAGCTACAGCGATCGGCACATCAATCCCATGAAGGGGCTACTGGACAGCCTAAGCGGCCAGCGGATGTACGGCGTGTCGTCGGCGCTGGAGAAGGAGGCCAAGGCCCGGCTGCAGGACGAGCAGATGCAAACCATCCGACGCGCCAAGGCTGGGCACGAGGTGCTGAATGCGCTGTTCCCGCTGGCGAAGCTGGGCGGCAAGGCCGAGGGCGGCTACGCGCGCGACTTCAAGGCCAGCTACCCGAAAGAGGCGCTGGCGCTGGCTTGGGCCCGGATGCGCCACCTGGGCGAGCTGGACGACAAGGTGGGCACTGTGGGCCATGACGGCTACGCGACTGGCGGCGAAAACCAGACCAAGCATGCCGCGCTGATCCGCATGGCGCGCAACAGCGGCCACAATGACCTCGCCGAGGCCATTGCTGAGTCCGGCGATCGCCACGGCCTGAGCAAGAACGATGAAGCCACGTTGCGGGCGATCGCCGGGCACTACAGCCAGAGCGTGCGCACGCTGAACCTGATCAAGAAGGTGGCCGGCCGCATGGGCATCCTTGATCAAACCGTTGGTCAGCTTCGCCAGTACAACCTGGGTGGTCCGTTTTCGGCGCCCAGCGGTTACGGCTACGACCCCGAGGGACAGCGCCGTGCAGGCCGTAAGCTGGGTGACGTGATCGACGAATACCTGCAGGCCGCCAGTGCCCGCGAATCCACCAAGGAGGCCGCATGATCGACCCGAAAACCTTCGCGGCCAGCACGCTGCAGCTGCTCCAGGATGACCCCCGCCGGTACCGCGCCTTCGGGGTCTACTGGTACCTTGTCAAGCGCGCCCTGCTGCGCTTCTACACCCGCGACAACCTGCACCTGCTGGGCGACCACATCGACACCGACGTGACCGCCCGCATGCCGCACCACGCCGACCTGCAGGAGGCCTTGGCGGCGGCCGTCGAGGAGTACCGCAAGAACGCCAGTTTCAACCTGGGCGGCAGCGAGGTCGAAGACCTGGCCGGCGGCGGCACGTTCCGGCTGGTGGACCCGGACGCGGGCGGGCTTTGAGGTCGTGACCCTACGATGGGCGGATGCTGCCCAAAGTCCGCCCCGTCCTCTTTCTGAAAGCCGCTTTGCCACCAAACGCCCGGTGGATCACCGTTCACCCCAACGGCGACAGCGGCCCGGGCCAGCCGGTCCTGATCCAGCCAAACCCTGACGGCAGCGCCCACGTCATCGGCGGCGCCGGCGGCAAGCTGAACTACCTCAAGCTGCGCCACGTCCGCAAGGAATCCGAGTACAAGAAGGAAGCCGAAGAACGGCGCGCGGCCAAGAAGGAAGAAGCCAAGGCCCAGCGCGAGCGAGACAAGGCGGCCGGCGTGGTCGCGGCCAAGAACAAGGCCAAGGAAGACCTGCGCGCCCAGCAGCGCCAGCATGAGCGCGAGTTTGTGCAGACCGTGGCTCAGTCCCTTGGCTGGGAGGCCAAAGACCTCGAATTCCCCGAGCAGGACTACGCGCACCTGTCCGACGCTGCCCAGGCCAAGCTGCGGGTCAAGCACCACAACACCGTCCTGGCGCGCGCCATGCAGGCCGTGGACATGCAGCGCCAGCGCCTGGTGGCCGACCACGCGAGCCGCATGGAGGCCGGGATTGGCGAGGTTCCGCTCGACGCCAAGGACCCCGAAACCCTGTCCGTGCAGGACCTGGCGCCGATCCCAGAGAAGTCCGGCGGCCTGGGTTTCAGCTCCGACTTCAAGGGCCGTGCCGAGGACGCCGGCCTGACCGACGCCGACCTCAAGGCTGAGGCGGACAAGGTGAAAGCGGCCAAGCAGGCTCAGATGACCGAGGGACAGCGCCGGGCTGCCGTGCAGCGCGGCGAGACCGCCAAGCTGCTGCAGCACGAACTGGAGGGCATCCGCGAGCCAGCGGCGCCGGACGCCCGGGCGACCTTGGCCGACACCCGCAAGGCGGTGGACATGCTCAAGGCCGCCAAGCGGCTCAAGCAGGTGCAGCAGAAGGCCCGCGAGCAGGCCGCCAAGATCAACAGCACAGCGGCCGAGCCCAAGGCGTTCGTGCTGGAGTACACCGCCAGCCCCGACGATGACGCCAAGCTGGCCGAGGAGCTGAACAACGACCTGCGCACGGCGCAGACCCAAGCCTTCCTGTCCGAGTTCAAGCGGCTGGCGGGCGACCGGCCCGAGGAGACCTTGGGCAAGCACATCGGCATCGGCGCCTACAACAGCATCAACAGCCTGGCGCTGGCCGTGGGCGGCGAGGCACTGGTGGATCGCTCGGTCGTGGACGTGCTGGGCATCGCCGGCGCTGCGCAGGTGCTGGCGCGACGAATCCACCAGGATCTGCCCGAGGACGCTGAGCGCATCACCGAGGGCGTGCAGGAATTTCACCTGCACCACTACATGGCGACCAGCCAGGAGGCGCTGGGCGAGGCCCGGGAGCTGATGGAGGCCGCCAAGGAAATCGAGCTGGGCGAGGCCGCCACCGGCGCGGACCTGCAGGTGGCGCAGGAGCTGAACGGCCGCCGGCGCAAAGCGGTCGGCGACGCGCAGAAGATCCTAGGCCAGGCCCTGGGCGAGATGGAGGCCAACGCGGCCCTGTCCGTGGCGCTCAAGCAGGGCGCCAAGGACCAGTGGCAGGGCTCGCTCGGCAAGGTCGGCATCGAGGACGCCATCCGCCGCGTCCGCGCCATCGGCCTGCAGCGCGGCGACTACACGCTGGAGTCCGTTGCCGGCGACACCTTCCTGACCATCAAGGCCGCTGGCCTCGACCGGCTGGCCAAGCCCGTGAGCCGCGACGACGTCGAGCAGGTCAAGCGCAACCTGGCGATCATCCGCGGCGACCACGATGAGGATGGCTGGCTGCCGTTGGGGGTGGCGAACCGGCCCGACCTGGGCATGGACGTGAAGCCAGGCGTGGCGCCGCGCCTGGCTGAGCCGTTCCAGCCGCCAGGTGCACCCGGCAGCGAGGCCATGGCCCAGGCCATCAAGGACTACATCGGCGGCCGCGCCGCCGACGGCGACACGCCGGCCGACATCTACGCCGACCTTCTGTCGTTCGACATGCTGCAGAAGGTGGGCGACCGCCGCGACGAGTACATGCAGGTGCTGGAGCACATCGCGCCCACGCGCGACGAGCGCGGCAAGCTGGTGCGCGCCGAGTCCCGGGCTGGCTACTTCAACGATCTGGCCGACGCCTTCGTGCAGCAGCGCTACGGCGGCGAGCGGTCGGCGCTCAACAGCCAGCAGTTCAAGGTCGACCAGCGGTCGGTGGACGCCCTGCACCGGGCGCTTTCCGAGCACCCCGAGGGCGTGGCCGCGTTCAAGCAGCTGGGTGAGCTCACGCCCCAGGATCAGCGCGCGCTGCGCGAGTTCTTCTACCGCAACGTGGCGAAGGAGAACCCCGAGCAGGCCGCGCACCGCGCCGAGCTGGAGCGCCTGGACGGCAGCGAGCCCGAGCGCGAGACGACGGACATGTTCGGCGAGACTGCTGCCAACCCCGAGTGGCAGGAGTGGAAGGCACAGCGTGACGATGTGGCCGGCAAGATGACGGCGGCAGGGCTGGACTGGAACCGCTACATCGACGTCATGCACGGCCACGAGAAGGCCTACGAGGCGCTGCAGGACATGATCAAGTCCAACGTGGCGCGGTCCTTCGCCGACAACCACAACCGGCTCAACCCCGGCCGGCCCATCAAGATCGGCCGGCAGGTCATCCGCAACAACCTCAACCACCTCGACGCCGTGGACCCGGCCGCGCGCGAGGAGCGCATGAACCGCGAACGCGAGCTGGTGGACGGCCTGCGCGAGCGCGTGCAGGGGCGCTACGCCTCGGGCGCGGTCTCAGACAAGCTCGACGCCGCGCGCCAGCAGCAGGAGGCATTCGAGCAGGCGCAGATGGGGTTCTTTGGCGCCGACGATGCCCCGCCCAGCGAGGACGCCGCGCCGGCGGCGCTGGCTGGCGACGAGCGCTACACCGTGGGCCATGTGGCCGAGCGGCAGATCGCCGGCATGATGAACCAGGTCGGCAAGAACTTTAAGCCGGGCCAGCAGGTCAAGCTGTGGAACCCCACGATGAGCGGCGGCAAGAACTACGCCCGCCAGCGCCTGGTGAAGCTGGTAGAGGCAAACAAGCGCGTCGTGGCGGCGTTCGGCACCGGCTCTGGCAAGTCCCTGCTGCAGATGGCGGCGTTCACGCACCTGCACGGCCAGGGCAAGGCGAAGCGCGGCCTGTTCCTGGTGCCCAGCATCGTGCAGGGCCAGTTCAGCGGCGAGGCCCTGCGCTACCTGCAGCCGGGCAAGTTCAATTGGCACTGCGAGCCAGGCGCGAGCCGCGAGGAGCGCATCAAGGCCTACAAGAACCCCGAGCACCATTTCTGCGTCATGACGCACCAGTCGTTCCGCGACGACATGATGCACCTCGGCGCCCAGCACGCTGGGATCAGCCCGGCTGAAATGTCCGACCGCCTGCAGGCCATGGCGCCTGCCGAGCGCAAGGCCTGGATGCGCAGCATCATGGACCGCGAGGGCATCGACTTCGACTACCTGACCACCGATGAGAGCCAGTACACGCTCAACCGTGCGGGCAAGGAGAACAGCGGCCTGGCGAACGTCGTCGACGCCCTGAGCGAGCACACGCCCTACTACGTCGCGGCCAGCGGCGATCCGGTGAAGAACGACGCCAGCGAGGTGTTCGACCTCATGCACAAGATGGACCCGGGCCGCTACGCTGACCGGGACGCCTTCATGCGCCGGTATGGCGCCGACACGCTGGCCTCGAAAGATAGTCTACGGCGCGAGATGGCACGCCATGTTTATCCAAGCAAGATCGACCCCGACGTCCGCGCAGACCGCAAGGAATCGAAGGTTTCCTTGTCTAAGGGGCAGCAGGATTCGCTTGCCGAGTTAGACAAGCATTTCACCAGCGCCCGCATCGCCCGCATGGAGGGCAAGGTGGACGTGGACGCCATGAAGGCGATCAGCCCGGCCTCGTTCGAGGGCGTGCCCGAGGCCGAGCACCAGGACGTCGCCCGCCAGCTCCAGCAGAGCCTGGGCATCATGAAGTCGTCGGCGGTGCAGCGGGTCATCAACACGCATCCTGACAACCCGCTGGTTGACGACGTGCTCAATCACGCCTCCGCGCGCAAGGGCAAGCCGGGCGTGGTGTTCGCGCACAACCGCGAGGCCGTGAAGATGCTGGCCGAGCGCCTGGAGAAGGCCGGGCACCGCGTGGTGACGATCACCGGCAGCGACAGCGGCAAGGACAAGGAGCGCAAGCGCTTGCTGTTCAACCCAGAGGGCGGCGAGCCCGGGGCGGACATCCTGGTGGCGAGCGACGCCGGGGCCACGGGCATGAACATCCAGCGCGGCCAGTGGCTCTACCAGTTCGACACGCCGCAGACCGCCATGACCCACGCCCAGCGCCAGGGCCGGATTTTCCGCACGGGGCAGAAGAACGACGTCGAGCTGATCGACGGCGTGGCTGACCACCCTGAGGTGCACAAGGCGCGCGAACGCCTGTCCAAGAAGTACGGGCTGCGTGAGCTCATGACGTCGTCCATGGAAGGCCTGGACGACACCGGGATCGCGCACTTCCTCAAGCACCGGCAGGTGCTGCAGCAGGATTCACAGGATGCTCTTTTTTGATTACACTCAATTCATGATCAAGCCTGCCCTTTTCGCCCTTCTGCTTTCCGCCCTGGTTGCCGTGCCCGCCAACGCCCAGCAGCCCCACTCGGGCGCCTGCTACAACATCGCGGACGGCGACGCCCGCAGCTACTGCCTGGCGCGCGTGCACCGTGAGCGCTCGCAGTGCTACAACATCCGCCAGCCCGACATGCGGGCTTGGTGCCTGTCCGAGGTCAGCAAGTGACGCAGCACATCGAGAACACCCGCCGCCAGCTTGGCGAGCTGGGCGCCATGGCGCAGCAGACCGAGGCGATGGAGCGCCAGATTTTGGAGCGCGCACAGCACCTGCTCGATGACATCGAGGGCAAGCTGCCCGCCGCGCAGGCCAAGTCCACCAGCGAGCCCGATGCCTACATGGAGATGGTCGAGGAGCGCGGTCGGCTGCAGCAGGTCATCGCACAAGCCCGGGCTGCACTGGCATAATCGGCAGCGCGACAGAGACAGAGAGTTAGCCCGCTTCGGCGGGCTTTTTTTGTGCGCGCGGAAAATGCGCGTCGCGTCGTGACAACAAAATCACCCGCATGTTCAGCGACGACCAGCTGCTTGCGGGCATCCCCGACTATTTGAGCATCGGTAACATGCTCAAGGCCACGCCTCACACCGATGGCGGGCAGCGCGTCGTCTACTTTGAGGCCAGCAATGAGGGCGTCGACCAGCAGGACGAGGTCATCGCCGCCAAGGCGCTCGCCGAGTCGGCCGACTACTTCAAGCGCTACGGCAACATCGACATCGACCATTACACGCTGATCGGCAAGCCGGACCCGGCCAAGGGCCGCCCCGGGATTCCTGGCTGCGAGCTCTATGAGATTGGCCGTCCCATCGACGTGCGCCAGACCGGCAAGACCACGTTCGTGAAGGCTGAGATTTACACCGGCAGCGGCCCGGCGGCTGAGCGTGCCAACGACTTTTGGTCGAGCATCACCGACCTGAACCCGCCGCAGCGCTGGTATCCGTCGGTCGGCGGCGCCGTGCTGGCGAAGGGGATCGAGATCGACCCCAAGACCAAGCTGCGCAAGGCCATCGTGTCCAAGGTTCGTTGGACCAACATCGGCGTGAGCAAGACCCCGGTGAACCAGCACGTTGGCACCTGCGCGACGATCCCGCTGGGCGCGTTCGCAAAGTCGTGGACGTCGGCCGGCCTGGACTTCGCCAAGGCCCTGGAGGCCGGCTACGGCACCGACTCGGCCGTGCTGTCTGGTGGGGCCGCGATGCGCCGCCAGTCCCTGGATCACAAGATCCATTCCTATTTCGACTTCCGCGACAAGCTCGCGGGAGGCATGCGAGCCGGCTCTGCCGGCCAGAACCCTGGCGCTCGCGAGCTCGTCAAGTTCGCCGCCGATCAATTCAGCATCCCGCCGGACCAGGCCGCTGAATGGGTGGAGCGCTTCATGCGCGATTTGAAAATCGGTCTCAACAAACGGAGTAAGCAATGAGTGATTTCGAGAAGCTGATGGGTGAGCTGCAAACGCTCACCACTGAGCAAACCGAGCTCGCCAAAGCCCTCCCGGCGGACAACGGCGAGGATGAAAAGAAAATCCAAGCTGCCGCCGAGGAAGGCGGGGCGGGTGAAGGCGGCGACGGCAAGGGCGAGAAGCCTGCCGACGGCGCCGATGGCGATGGCGACCCCATGGCCAAGTCCTTCGAGCTGACCCTCGACGACGGCACCAAGGTGCAGGCTTTCGACGGCAGCGAAATGCTCAAGTCCCTGAGCGAGCGCGTCGAAGGCCTCGACAGCAACCTGGCGAAGGCCCTCGGCCAGACCGTGGAGCTGATCAAGGGCCAGGGCGAGCTGATCAAGTCTCTGACCGAGCGCGTCGCCAAGCTGTCCGGCGAAGGCCGTGGCCGCAAAGCCGTGCTGTCCGTGGTCGAGAAGCCCGCCGCCACCGCCAACACCGACACCATGGCCAAGTCCATTGGCGCCGCCGATGGCGTGACCCCCGAAGTGTTCTTCGCCAAGGCGCTGAACGCTCAGAAAGAAGGCCGCATCTCGGGCATCGACATCGCCATGGCTGAGACCTGCCTGAACAAGGGCCAGGCCATCCCCCCCAGCATCGTCGCTCGCGTGATGCAGTAACCACGTCCTTTCAGAGAGGAAATTCAATGTTCAATTTGCCTGAACTCGCGGCCGGTGCATCCACCACTGGCTCCATGGAAGGTACCGCGATCGCCGAGCTGCAAAAGGCTCTGACGGCTGGTTACGGCACCGACACCTCCACCCTGGTCGGTGGCAGCTCGTTCCGCATCCAGTCCCTGGATCGCACGATGCAGGCCACCATCCAGGAGAACAAGCACTTCAAGCTGTTCAACGAACTGGCCAAGACTGGCGCTGGCGCGACCGTGGACGAATGGACTGAACAGTCCGGCGTCGGCGGCTTCCTGGGCGGCTCGACCAACACCGAAACCGGCGTCATCGACGAGAGCACCGGTTCCTACGCTCGCCGCGTGGGCCTGGTGAAGTACCTGATGACCAAGCGTCAGGTCTCGCTGGTGTCCACCCTGGGCAACAACATCGCCAACTCGGAAGCCATCGAACAGCAGGCCGGCGCCAAGCAGCTGCTGACCGATGCCGAGTACCTGAGCTTCGAGGGTGACAGCGCTGTGGTGCCGACCGAATTCGACGGCATCTACGCCCAGATCCTCGCTGGCGTGAACGCCGGCCAGGTCGATACCGGCAACATCCTGGACGCCGACGCCAATTCCCTGGCCTCGATCAACCTGGTGAACGCCGCTGCCGCCCAGGTCTCCAAGCGCGACAACTTCGGCACGCCGACCCACCTGTTCATGTCGCAGCTGGTGCAGGCCGATTTCGACACCGGTCTGGACCCCGCTTTCCGCGTGAGCCTGAACAACGTGCCGAACGGCGGTATCTCGCTGGGCTCCCCCGTGGTGGGCATCCGCACCTCCTGGGGTGACGTCAAGACGATGAACGACGTGTTCATCAACGACGGCGACCAGACCGTGCCCTTCCAGGTGACCTACCCGACCCTGGCCGCAGCCAACGACGGCCTCAAGCCCACGCTGGCCACCGACGCCACCGTGAGCGATGCGTCGAGCAACTTCACCGCTGGCCGCGCCGGCAACTACTACTACCTGGTGACCGGCCTCAACTCCAAGGGCCAGTCCACCGGCGTGATCAGCGCCCAGGTGGCCGTGGCCGCTGGCAAGAAGGTGACCCTGACCATCACCCGCTCCGCTGGCGCCCAGGAAACCGGCTACGCGATCTATCGCAGCCGCCTGAGCGGCACCAACACGCCGAGCGACTTCCGCCAGATGGTTCGCGTGGCCTGCGCCGGCGCGACCACCACCTACGTGGACCTGAACCGCGACATCCCGGGCACCACCAAGTCCTACATCCTGAACATGAGCCCCGGCGACCATGCCATCAACTGGCGCCAGCTCCTGCCCATGATGAAGTTCCCGCTGTACCCGACCAACGCCGCGGTCATCCCCTGGGCCCAGCTGATGTTCGGCTACCTGCGCATCACCAAGCGTCGCCACCACGCCGTGATCAAGAACATCCTGCCCAGCGGCGCGAAGTGGAAGCCCTTCAACTGATCGGCTGACCAGTAAGGGGCGCCCTCCGGGGCGCCCTTTCCCCAACCCAGGAGAAACCCATGGCAAAAGTTCTGTGCACCCTTCCCAACGCCAGCGAGCTGATCAACGGCGTCAAGTTCGACGCCCACGACAAGGGCATGCTTTCCGAGGACATCCCCGACGACCAGGCTGCCGCGTTCGCCGAGATCCCCGGCTATGAGCTGGTGGGCGCCAAGCCCGCCGAAGACCCCGCCGCGACCGCCGAGAAAGACGCCCTGCTGGCCCGCGCCGAGGCCGTCGAGCTCAAGGTCAAGAGCAACTGGGGCATTGACCGCCTGCGCACCGAAGTCGAAGCCGCCGAGAAGGCCAAGGCTGGCGAGCAGCAGTAACAACCGGGCGCGAGCCCACACTTGAAAGACCATCATGAGCACCAAAGGCTCCGGCAATCTCAAGAACGACCTGAACCGCATGAACCCGGCCGCTGGCAACGCCAAGCTGGGTGACATGCTGGAGAACGTCATCTCCAACCAGAACGCCATCCTGGCGAAGCTGGACGCCATCGGTGCGGCTGGCGCCTCGTCGGCTGCCATCGCCACGGCGGCCGGCACGACCAACGTCGCCTCGCTGGCGCTGACGCTGCCCAGCAAGCTCTGACGAACGGTCGGCGCGATGACCCGAAGGGCTGCCTCACGGCAGCCCTTTTTTCGTCGTGACGCCAGAATCATCACTGTTACCAAAAGTTTCATTTAGGAGCCGAAATGGCGAAGTTCGTTCATTCCGATGTGCTGGATGGTGGCCTGAACGCCATCAAGAACGCGGCCACGCACATGCTGCTGATCAAGGCCTATACGGCCGGCGACAGCTACGCGACCGTGGTCAGCAACCTGCTGGCCGATGTCACCATGGTGGCCGGTGACTACACGATCACCTCGTCCGGCAACAATCGCGTGCTGACCACGGCCGCCGGCAAGAGTGCGACGGCCTCGGCCGGGTCTGGCGCCTCGCCGAACCTGCACATCGCGTTCACCGACGGCTCGGCCAAGGTGCTGTGGGTGACGGACGAAACCACCGACCAGGTCATCACGTCCGGCAACACGGTCAACTTCCCGCAGCTGACCTACACGTCCAACCAGCCCACCTGATAGGCCATGGCGATCACTACCGCCGACGGCTGGTTTGCGGCCGCCCGGCAATGGGCTTCCATCCGCAAGACCGCCGCCGTCACCTCGGTGGCGGCGCAGCAGTTCTCGCTGTGGGGCACGGCCGGCAACCCTGGCGCCGGCACGATGGCGGTCGGCAACACAGCGGCCGGCGTGCTGTTCACCGACGCCACGGCCGGCGCGCCTCTGCTCAACGCACTGGGCGCCAGTGCCACGGGCTACCTGGCGGCGGCGAACTTCCGCAACAGCGTGACCGGCGGCGCCATCCTGTACGACCGGCTCTGGGGCGCTGGCGCCGTGTCGGCCACGGCCCTCGCCACGACCACGTTCGCCAGCCAGCCGTCGATCACCGGCCGCGTGCCGGGCGGCACGGACTTCGCTGACTGCGAGATCCTGCTGGAGCTGACCACCACGTTCTCGGCCACGGCCACCACCGTGTCGGTGAACTACACCAACGAGACCGGCGCCACCGGGCGCACCACCGGCGCCACGGCGTCCCTGTCGGGCTTCACCACGCCGCGCGTCATCGCCATGCCGCTGCAGGCTGGCGACAAGGGCGTGCAGAAGATCGAGAGCGTGACGGTCGGCGGCACGGTTGCCACGGCCGGCGCGTTCAACGTCATCCTGGCCCGGCGCTTGGCCGAGTTCGACGTGCGGGTGGCGAACGCCGTAGACGCCCAGGCCTGGGACATGATCGGCGCGCCGCAGGTGTGGGCCGAGTCCTGCCTGTGGCTGGTTGCGCAGGCCGACAGCACCAGCACCGGCGTGCCGACCTGCCGCATGCTGGTCGTCAACGGGTAAGCCATGGCCCGGCTGCGCCGAGGCTTCCCCGGGGCTGGCCGAACCGGGCGCGGCGGCGCCTCCCGGCTCGCCAGCCGGCTGGTGGCGAAAAGCCCGCTCGTCAAGAACCTGGCTGCGGCCTTCTTCCTGAACGCGGCGGCCTCGCCGTCGACCATCTCCCTCACCGGGACGTCCGTCACCCAGGCTGCCACGACCAGCACCGGCACGGCCTCCCAGGTGGCGCTGCTGGCCGGGGCTGGCAGCACCCAGGCCAACGCTGCCGGCACCGGCGTCGAGACCCAGGTCCACGCCCTGGCCGTGTCGGCCACCTCTCAGGCTCAGACGGCCAGCACTGGCGTCGTCGTGCTCACCCAGGCCCTGCAGGCGGCGGCCTCCAGCCAGGCGCAGTCGTCGGCAACCGGCGCCGTTACCGGCGTGCAGGTTCTGGCCGCAGCGGGCGCCAGCCAGACGGCATCCTCTGCGACCGGCGTTGCCGGCCAGGTGCACGCCACCGCAGGCTCGGCAAGCTCTCAGGGGAACGCCTCCAGCGCTGGCGCCGTGGCCTTGGCCGTGGCGCTGGTTGGCGCCGGATCGACCCAGGCCAACGCATCGGGAACCGGCACCGTGGTGCAGGCCCTGGCCCTGCTCGGCGCTGCGTCTTCGCAGGCCAGCACGGCAGGCACGGGCGGCGCGGCCCAGGTGCACGCGATCGCCGGCGCCGGATCCACTCAAGCGGCCGGCTCGGCGGCGGGCGCCGTGACCCAGATTCAGGCTTTGGCGGCAGCGTCTGCCCAGCAGTTGGCCGCCAGCGGCGCGGGCGCGGCCTCCCTGGTGCACATCCTCGCCGCCGCCGGGGCGCTGCAATCCGCGTCGGCCACGGCTGGCGCGGCCGGCCAGACCGCTGTGCTGGCTGGGGCCACGTCCTCGCAGGGCGCCTCCAGCGGCGCGGCGGCCGTGGTGCAGGTTCAGCTGCTGGCCGGCGCGGCGTGCCAGCAGGCAAGCGCCAGCAGCACCGGTGCTGAAACCCAGGCGCACGTGCTGGCGGCGGCGGCCTGCTCCCAGACGGGCGCGGCTGCAGCCGGCGCCATTTGGCAGGCCCAGGTGCTTGCCGCCGCGTCGGCTTCCCAAGCCGGCGCGTCATCGGCAAGCGCCGCCGTGCAGCTGCACGCCCTGGCCGGGCAGGGCGCCCAGCAGGCGGCTGCCTCGTCGGTCGGCGTCGTCGTTCTCGCCACGGCCACCGCTGGCGCAAGCGTCACCCAGCAGCCGGTGTGCAGCCCCGGGCAGGTGGCCCAGGTGCACCAGCTCGCCGGCGGCGCATCGTCCCAGGCCGGCGCGGCTGGTGCAGGCACCATCACCCAGGCGCAGGCGCTGGCCGGGGCCGGAGTCTCCCAGGCAAACCAAGCCGGCACCGGCGCGCTGGTCGCCGTCAACATCCTGGCTGGCGCCACCGCGACCGAAGCCCACGCATCCGCTGCCGGAGCCGTGGTGGTCGCTCACGTGCTGGCCGGCGCGCCTGCGGCGCAGTCTGCCGCGAGCGGGGCCGGGGTCGCCCGGCAGGTGCACCCCCTGGCCGGGGCTCCTTCGTCGGCGGCGGCGATCTCGTCGACCGGCGCGCTGGCGCAGGCGCTGGGCATGGCCGGCCAGGCGTCCACCCAATCGCAGACCTCTGGCGCCGGCGTCATCGCGCTGGCCCACAACCTGCGCGGCGCCGGGTCGGCCCAGTCGGCTTCCTGTGCGCCGGGTGTGGTGCTGGGTGTGCACCAGCTGGCTTCCTCGGCCACATCCCAGGATGCTGCGGCGGCCGCCGGGCGGGTCACCCGCAACCAGGAAGTCGCTGCGGCAGACTGCCTGCAGACGGCGGCAAGCCTCGATGCTGCGCTGGCCCAAGTGCACAAGCTGCTGGCCGCTGCCATGGCCCAGGCCGCGGCTGCAGCGGCTGGGGGGATTGAGCAGGCGCACGAGCTGGCCGGGGATGGCGGTGTGGCTGAGCCGTTGAGCGCCAGCGCGCGCGTGTTCCAAGTGCACAAGATCACCGGCACGCTGGCTTTGCAGCGGCAGGGCTCAGGCGGGGGCGCTGTCTACTTCGTCGCGAACGCCACCCCGGCCGACCGGACGCTCACCATGGAAGCCGCCCGATCGGCTGGAGTCACGGCGGCCGCACGGGTGTCGCGCACCACCGTCGCGCCGGCCCGCCGGGCCCGGGCGGGCGCTGGCGGTCGTGAATTTACCATCGTCGCTGGACGTTCATTCAAGGCTTGACCATGGCAACACTCAACCAGGACAGCACGGGGCTGTGGGCGCAGCAGGACAAGGACGCCTACCTCGACTACCGCATCGACTGGTCCGATTGGTTGGCGCTCGCCCCCGGCGACACGATCAACACCAGCACCTGGTCGGCTGACGCCGCGCTCACCCTGAACACCCCCGGCGTGAGCGGCGCCAGCGCGTCGGTGTGGGTGCAGGCGCAAAACGCCCAGGCCTGGACCTGGTACGTGCTGACGAACACCGTCGTCTCCACCCAGGGCCGGCGCGACGAGCGCACCATCCGCCTCTACCTGGTCGACGACAGCAATGCAGCCGGCTCGGCGCTGTTCCCGAACCGCATGCTGGCCGTGGCCAAGCTGCGCCGCGACCGCCTCATGCTGGCGGCCGCCGGCGCCATGCCGACCGTGGACGTGGGCGACGACTTCCTTTGGGACAAGCTGCGCGCCGCCGAGGCCGAGATAGCGCACGAGCTGCGCGTGCCGCTGGCGCCCACGGCGTTCTTCCCCGATGAGCCCAGCCAGGCCGAAATCGACGCGCTCAACGGCCAGCCTTGGGGCGTGGACCCGGGCTACGACTACCAGCCCAGCGATTTTCAGTTCAACGACAAGTGGGGCATGATCAAGCTCCGCAACAAGCCGCTGCAGTCGGTCAGCCGCGTGCGCTTCGCCTACCCGGGCGGCCCCACGGCGCACTATGACCTGCCGCTGGACTGGATTCGCGCCGACCGCAAGTACGGCCAGATCCAGTTTGTGCCGTCCGCAACCTCGTTCGCGGCGCCGCTCAACGCCTTCGTCATGCAGGCCATCGGCCAGGGGCGCACCATCCCGTTGGCGATCCAAATCACCTACGTGGCGGGCCTCAAGGACGTGCCGGCGAACTACCCCGAGCTGCTGGACGTGGTCTACAAGAAGGCCGCGCTCAAGATCATCGAGGACGCTTTCCTGCCGGCGTCCGGCTCGATCAGCGCGGACGGCCTGAGCCAGTCGATCAGCAACGACATGGAGAAGCACTCCGACACGATTGACCGCATCCTGCACGGCGGCAAAGGCTCGAACGGCGGGCTGATGTCGGCCATCCATGGCATTCGCATCGGGGTGATGTGATGCGCTTCAACGCTGCGGCCTTCGACCGCTTCCTGGAGAACATCGGCCAGGCCGTCACCTGGCGGCACTCCTACGGCTGCGCGTGCGTCAGCCCGGACTCGGGCGCGCCAGACCCCAAGCATGCGCTCTGCCAGGGCAAGGGGCGGCTGTGGGATCCGGCGGTCAGCACCGTGGTCGGCGTTGCCAGCCAGTCCGTGCAGCTGCAGTGGCAAAACTCGGGCTCGTATGAGGCTGGCGACATGGTGCTCACCATCCCGCAGTCGAGCCCTGTGTGGGAGCTGGGCGGCCAGTACGACCGCATCCTCATGCTCAACAGCACTGACGTGTTCAGCATGCCGCTCAAGCGCGGCTCGTTCAAGGAACGGCTGCTGTTCAAGCCCGAGAAGATCGCCCGCTGCTTCTGGCTGCACCCGCAGAACCGCGAGGTCATCGTCGAGGGCGATCTGCCGACGGTGGACGCCAACGGCAACCTGTCCTGGGCGCCCGGCGCGCTGGAGCCGCCGGCCGGCGTCACGTACTCGCTGACGGGCACCAAATTTGACGAATATTTCATCTTCCTTGAGCTCCCCAGCGACCGCAATGAGCACAGCGGGATGCGCCTTCCCAAGCGCGTGACCGCGCGCAAGTGGGACCTGTTCGGGCGCTAACCTTTCATCGAGAGATTGCCGGCTTCCTTGAAGATGCGATCGGCGATCGGGCGCATGTTGTCGGTGACGCCCTGGACGATGTTCTGACCGGGCTGGGCGGGCACGATCCAGCCGCGCGACTTCTCCGACATCACCCGGAACGTCAGGTACGTGCTGCGCTTCTGGTTCTTGGTGCTGGTGTCCATGCGCACCATGCCTTGTTGGTGGCGCGGCACGTCCGGGCCATCCATCCGTTCGCCCCACTTGTACTTGCGCTGACGCACCGTGGCCGGCTGCTGCGTCTTGAGGCTCCACGCCCCGGTGCCAGACAGGCGCCGGCCGTGGCCGACAATGTTGCTGGCCGTCAGCATCTTGGCCTGCTGGTAGACGTCGGCCGGCATGGGGTTGCTGTTCGACCCCGGCGCGCCGTGGCGGAACGGGATGATCAGGTAGCGCAGGCCCTTCTTGCTCACGCGCACCTTCATGCTGGTCTGCAGCATCTTCTTGAGGTCGCGCGGCGGCCGGCCGGTCTCAATTTCCTGGGCGTTCTTGTAGTCCGAGAACACCACGGCGCTGAAATCGCCGGTCATGCGGTAGGCGATGGAGCCGGCGTAGGCGTCCTTTTCGCCGCTCCACAACCGGGCGCGCATCACCGCCTCGCGCCAGTTCGCCGCCGTGGCCTGGGCGACGGCGTTCACCGCCTGGTTGATCAGCGGAAAGACCCGGGCATTGAAGCCAGATGCCAGGTCGAGCTGCGAGGTCAGTTCAAAGCTGATGGAGTAGCGCATGCGGCCATTCTGCCGTCACGCCATGGCGTCGTGACAAGAGAATGAGCCCGTCATGATCACCACGATCCAACCTCTCCACGTTGGCAATGCGCTGCGGCTGTTCTTCGCGCCGCCGGCGGGCGCCAGCGAGTGGAAGGTGTTGCGCAAGGGGACTGGCACGTTCACCGGGCACGACGACCCGGATGCGCTGCTGGTCTACCAGGGCACCGAGGACGTCATCATCGACTCGAACAGCGTGCCCAACGAGGTGCCGCAGTTCTACTGCCCGTTTTTCACCTCTGACCGCGTCACGTGGACGCCGGGCCCGGTGATGAGCGGCACGGCCGTGGCCGACTACGAGGAGCACACGACCGACGTCATGTCGCACCTGCGCGAGCGGCTGGAGGTCGGGCTCAAGGTCGAATGCGACCGAGGCAACTTCCAGACCGACGCTGGCTACATCGAGGTCTACACGGCGCCGCCATCCCTGGAGCAGCAGCTGCGGTTTCCGCTGGTGACGCTGCACCTGGAGGGCGAAGACCCCGAGGAGCGCGGCATTGGTGAGTGCATCTCGGGCGACACCTTCGATTCCCCAGGCTTCGAGTGGAACGAGTCCCAGGGCTGGTGGGCGCGCGTGCGCGTCACCGTCGTGGGCTGGAGTCTCAACAGCGACCAGCGCATCGAGCTGCGCAAGGCGATCCGTCGTCTGATCATCGGCAATCTGGACGTGTTCGACGGCTTCGGCTGGGCCGAGGTCAGCCTGTCCCTGCAGGACATCGACGCCATCAACGGCGAGTACCCGGCTCAGCTGTACCAGGCGGTGGGCACTTTTTCGTGCGTCGCGCCTGTCCGTGTTGGCGGCCCGGTGGCTGCCATTTCCCAAGTCATTTCAAGGAGCGCGAATGCCTAAAAACGATACCGCCGTGGCCGACGAGGTTCAGGCCGAGGCCAAGATCACCCTGGTCGAGTTCTGCACTCGGCTGTCCGAAACCATCACCCGCCCTGAGCTGATCGGCGGCTTCGAGCACGTCGAAAAGCGGGCCGGCCGCCTCAAGGACACCGCTGCGGCTTTCCGCCAGCGGTTCGACGCCTTCGTCAACACTCCCGTTTAAGCGAGGTTTTCCATGAGTGTTTTTTTCAACGGCCGGCTGATTGTTTCGCCGGCGACGGCGTCGGTCATCAACGACAGCGCGCTGGACCCCAAGAACTCGTCCGTCGGCAACATCGTGGCCCTGGTGGGCCGCGCCGCCGGCGGCAAGCCGAAGACCGTGCTTCGCTACGGCAGCCCCCAGGAGGCGCAGCGCGAGCTGGTCTCCGGTGAGCTGCTGGAGGCCGTGCGCGCCGCCTTCGACCCGTCGCCCGAGACCGGCGGCCCTGAAACCGTCGTCGTCATCCGCGTCGACAACGCCGTGCAGTCCACGGGCGTGCTCAAGGACGCCAGCAACAACACGGTCGTGAACCTGACCTCGAACAACTACGGCGTTCGCGAGAACCAGCTGCAGTACAAGGTCGAGGCCGGCAGCATCTCGGGCCTGCGCGTGACCACCAAGCGCGGCAATGACTACTACACCAAGGACAACATCGAGCGTCGCGCGTTCTCGGTGCACTACACCGGCGGCCAGGCCTCGGCCACCATCACGGTGAACGGCACTCAGGTGATCTTGTCCGCCCCCGCCGGCACCGTGGTCGAGACCCTGGACCTGACCCAGTACCCCGTCATCATCGACCTGGTGGACCGCATCAACGTGGTGGCCGGCTTCGAGGCGAACGTGCTGGACACCAGCTACAACTCGCCTGCGCTGCAGGGCCTGGACTTCGTGACCGCTCAGGACGTCAAGACTGCCGCCTACACCGTCAAGGGCGACCTGCAGGCCGTCATCGACTGGCTGAACGGCCCGACCCAGGACTTCGTCCGCGCCACCCGCGCGAACAACGCCGGCAAGCCCCCGGCTGTGGCCGACTGGACGTTCATGACCGGTGGCAGCGACGGCACGACCACTTTCAACGACTGGGCTGCCGCCTTCGAGGTGCTGCAGACCGCCGACGTGCAGTGGGTCTCGCCGGTGAGCGGTGACGCCGCCATTCACGCCCTGGCTGACACGCACGCCACCTACATGAGCGATGTTGCCCTTAAGGAGCGCCGCGTCATCTGCGGCACCGTGGCCAACACGACCGACCTGCAGGCGATCGACGCCGCCAAGTCGCTCAACAGCAAGCGGACCTCACTGGTCCACATCGGCCACTACAACTACAACCTGGCCGGCAAGCAGACCCTGTTCCCGCCCTACATCACCGCCGCCCTGGTGGCTGGCGCGTTCTCTGGCGTGAACCCCGGCACCCCGCTGACCAACAAGGCGATCAAGGTGCGCGGCCTGGAGCGCGAGCTGCGCAACCCGACCGACACCGACGTGCTGATCAACGGCGGCGTGTTCTGCGTCGAGAAGGTGGACACCGGCTACAAGGTCGTGAAGTCCATCACCACCTGGCTGTCCGACCGCAACTACGCGAAGGTCGAGCAATCCACCGGCTGGGCGCTGGACTACACCGCCCGCCGCGTGCGCGAGGCCTTGGACGTGCTGCGCGGCGCCAAGGGTGGCCCGATCAGCCTGCAGCGCGCGATCAGCATCACCGAGTCCGCCTTGAGCGAGCTGGCGAAGGCCGAGCCCCAGGGCCCCGGCGTGCTGGTGGGTGACGCGCAGAGCCCGGCCTATCGCAACATCACGGCCGCCCTGGAGGGTGACGTGCTGCGCGTGCAGTTCGAGTGCTCGCCGGCCATCCCGGTGAACTACATCCTCGCGACCATCTACGCGGTCCCCTACAGCGGCACCGCATCTTCCTAAAAGGGGCATTAAATGCAGCAAAACCAGAAGGTTCGCAGTGGCAACACCACGATCGTGCTGCTGGATGGCCGCCAGGTGGGCATGATCCGCTCGGTGCGCGCCAGCGACGACTACAGCCCGGATCCCGCCTCGGGGATCGGCGACATCCACGTGCAGGAGTACGTGCCCACCATGGCGCGCCACTCGCTGAGCGTGCAGAACATGGTCCTGATCAAGGACAACATGCAGGCGGTCGGCATCACCCCCGAGAACGGCGACGCCGTGCTGCAGGGTCTGGTGTTCGACTTTGAGGTGTACGCCAAGACCGACGGCAAGCTCCTGCGCAAGTACAAGGGCTGCTCGTTCGCCTCTGGCGACATCGACATCCAGGCCCACCAGATCGTGGTGAGCTCGGCCCAGTTCATGGCCCTTGATGTGACCGGCACCGGCGCCTAACGCGCAGTCGTGAGGCGATCATGTAGGCCGCGCTGATCTTCGGGTCGCGCGGCCTTTTTCCATCATCCAAGGAACACCCTATGTCCCGCACCCCTGCCTCCTCTGACTTTGAAATCCCGGTCGAGAACATCGGCTGCTTCGTGTTCGGCAAGCGCACCATGGGCGACGAGATCGCGATCCAGCGCGAGTACGCCAAGATCCTGCAGGGCGTCGAGCCGACTGTGTGGCTCATGACCATGGGCGGCTGGCTGTCGGCCCTGCGCGTGCTCACCGTCGAGGCGCCGGACGGCTGGGACCTGGACAAGCTGGACCCGCTCGACCCCGAGACCTACGCCAAGCTGAACGCCGTCTACGACGCGCTGACAGCAAAGGAGCGCTCTTTTCGTCAAGCAAAGGGACTGGCGGTGCAAGCAAGCGGCGCGTAACGGTTCCGAGACAGTCGAATTCTGGTTCCGCCGCAAGTACAACCTCACCCGAACCGACCCGCGATTCCTGGATGCCACCATCGAGGACATGCTTGAGGACTTCTGGATGCACACGTTCTACGACGATCCGAAGGCCAAGGAGGAGTTTGAGGACCCCGACTTTGACGAGAACAACGTGGCCGCCGAGCTGGCTGGCTTCCGCCCCGGGCAGCCGATGCCGGACGATTTTGAACCTTTGACCTGACCACTGCCATGTCGAACAAGATGGAAATTGGCGTCGAGGCCAAGCTGAATGCTCAGGGCGCGCAGCAGACCGCCCAGCAGCTGGAGAAGACGCTCGAACGGGTCGGGAAGCGCAAGATCGACCCTGTCGGCAAGGAGTCGGTGAGCCGCGTCAACGAGCTGTTCCAGACCCTGCTGAAACTGGATCGCGAGATGGCCCGCCGGCAGCGGGACACCAAGCAGGAAGGTCGGTCCTTTGAGGAAACCGACTTCCAGCGCATGTACCCGAACCCCGGGGCCTACAAGCGCAAGATGGCCCAGATCGACCGGTACATGCAGACCGGTGGGCAGTCGGCAGAGCCCGAGGAGGGGGGCAACTGGCGCCACACCCCGAAGGGCCTGGCGGCCACCACCGCCCAGGCCGGGCTGCGGGCCGCTGGCCCGGTCGGCAACGTGGCGGCCAATGCCATCGGTACCGGCATGTCGTCCGGCTTCGGCGCGGGCATGGCCGGGCTCATGGGGGGCATGCTGGCCCTGGGCGCTGGCAAGCTGGTGGGCGCCATCGCCGACAACATCGAGAAGGCCGAGAACAACAATATCGCCTACGACCGCCTCAAGCGGACGCTGGGCGATGTGCAGGCGTCGTTCATCGGCCTTAAGACGGCGGTCATGAAGACCGGCGAAGGCCTGAGCCTCACCTACGACGAGACGGCTGGCCTTGCGCAGCAGTTCGCCAAGTCCGGCAACCTGAGCGGCCAGGGCTACAAGTCGCTGCCCGAGGAGCTTGGCCTGGGCGTGGGCATGTCGCGAGCCTTCGGCCTGGACCCTTCGCAGGGAGTTGGGTTCCTGGGGCAGATGCGCGGCGTCGGCGTCACCCGCGACACCCAGGACAGCCGCCGCATGGCGCTGCTGATCGGCGAGACCATCGCCAAGAGCGACGCCTTCGCCAAGGCCGACGAGGTGATGGAGGCTATCGGCAACTTCGCCACGGCCCAGACCCGGCAGAGCCTGACGGCGGCCAACGTCGAGGGCTACGGCGGCATGTTCTCGGCCATGGTCGGCAGCGGCCGCGCCGGCATGGACCCCACGGGCGCAGCCTCCATGCTGGGCCGCATGAACGCGGCGCTGTCGGCCGGCGGCGCCAAGGGCGAGGCCTCGCAGTTCTTCACCTCCATGGTGGCCAACCGCATGGGTCTCGACCCCCTGCAGATGCAGGTCCTGCGCGAGGGCGGCATGTTCGCCACCAAGGACCAGATGTTTGGCTTTGACCGCAACGGCAAGGCCAGCCCCTACATGGCGTACATGGGCCAGACCGGCCCGACGGGCTCCAGCACCTTCTACGACGAGACCCGCAAGCTGATCGAGGAGAAGTACGCCGGCAACTCCGAAAGCCAGAAGCTGCTGCGCGCCAACGCCTTCGCGAACCACACCGGCCTGAACATGAACCAGGCCATGGCGGCCCTGTCGCTCAAGCCGAACGAGATGGGCGAGCTGCAGAAGTACGCCGGGGACATGAAGGGCATGAATGCGTCGGGCCTGCTCAACCTGTCGAAGGCCGTGACCGGCACCGACGACGACCGCAAGGCCTTGGCCGACCAGTTCCGGGGCCGCTCCGACGTCAGCCAGAAGGACAAGGAAGAGCTCGAAAAGGCGATGAAGGGCAGCGCCGAGGACCAGAAAAGCGTCCTTGCCAAGCTGTCGGCCCAGTACGAGCAGGAGCGCACGCAGGGCCAGGAGATCCGCGACAGCCGGGCGGCCCTCGACAACATCAAAACCAAGATGGCCGACTACGCCGTGCCGGCGCTGCTCGACATTCGCAAGGGCATCCTGCACCTGGCCGGCAAGGGCGACAAGACGCCCGCCCAGGTCATGGAGGACATTGCCCGCGCTGAGAGCAAGGACGCTATCAGCGGCATCCACTCGGGCTACGAGAGCACCCGCAAGAAGCTGCGCGACGAGCGCACCGGCCTGCTCGACGAGGAGCGCGGCCTGCGTGGCAAGCGGGCCATGGGGCAGATCAGCGAGGAGGAATACAACAAGCGCCGGGGCGAGATCCAAGAACGCCTCAAGGGTATCGACGGCGAGATGGACGCCGCCAAGACGGATCGCGACAGCAGGATCAAGACCGAGGAACAGGCGCTGCCTGGGCGGATCAACGCGGCGCGCCAGTCAGCTACGACAGCGGCCGCGGCGGGGACGCCGAATGGCGCTGGGAGCTCCGTTCCTATGGCGTCCAGCATGTCCGACATCGCTGACCCCGAGAAACGCAAGAACCTGAAAATCTTTTCGGACGTGGTCGCCATGTCCGAAGGGGCGAACTACAACACCCTCGTGGGCCAGGGAAAATTCAACAAGGCCATCACCGACCTGGGGCAGCACCCGAACAAAGTGGGGCTCGTCACCGCCGATGGGCCGAGCACGGCCGCCGGCCGGTACCAATTCGTCAACCGCACATGGCGCGGCCTGGCCGCGAAGCTAGGGCTCACGGATTTCTCGCCTGAGTCTCAGGATAAGGCGTTCATTGAGACGCTTCGTCAGCGTGGCGTCCTGGACATGGTGCTCAACGGTGACTTTGAGGGGGCCGCGCGAAAGCCGGGTATGGGTAACGAGTGGCAATCTCTGCCGACCGGCAGCAGCCCGAACCAAGGGAAACACTCTTGGGATGCCTTCCGCAAGATGGTCGAGACCGCGAAGAAAAACTACACGGGCACCCCTTTGCCCGAAGTCCCGAATGGCCAAAATTGGGGCCGTGGCTCGGCCGTGTCGTTTGACCCTTTGCGCGTGGACATCGTCCACAAGGACAGCTCTGGGCGCGAGGTGGCTCCGCGCCAGGAACTGCAGACCCGCGTCACCGCCCCCCAGCCCGACGTTTCCGACCGCCGATAAGCCATGCCATACGCACAAGAAGCCAAGCCCGACCTGTCCGTCCGGCTGTTCAAAACCATCAGCCGCGAGTCCCTGGACGGCAACTGGGCCGTGTCAGGCCGGTACCAGGGCAAAGACCCGTTCATCGACCTGACGCCATTCCTGAGCCTTGGTTCATCGGTGCGCACCTCCAAGTCGGTGCGGCAGCCGGCCGGCGCGTTCTCGATCTCGTTCGCCGATGCTGCCAGCTCATCGTGGAGCGATGGCACGCTGGAGACGGTGTACGGCCTGATCGAGCCTATGGACGTGATTGAGATCCGCATGTGGGGCGGCCTGGGGCCGCGCCCTGCACAATTGCCGATCGTGATGCGGGGCTTCGTGTCGAACGTGACGCGCCAGCGCATCCAGGGCGACGACGGGCGGCCGCAGCGCACCGTGGCGGTGGTCGGGCAGGACTTCGGGAAAATCTGGCAGACCTACCAGGTGCTCTACATGACGAACTACGTCGATGGGGTCCCGCTGCTGACCAACTACAGCCTGTGGCAGGACCTGGGGGTGCAGGCCGTCAATACCTTGCCTGCGAACGAATTCATGCGGCGCATGATCGACAGGATCATCAATCCTCACCTGGCTGGCTTCATGCCCGATTGGTCGCTTGTGCCCCGGCAGATCACCGTAGGGGATGGTGTCACCGTGGCACATGGCGTGGTCAACAACAGCTACCAGAACAGCCAGGGCTCGATCTACGACATCATGCGCTTTCACGGCGACGTGGGCGTCTGGAACGAGCTCTACACCGAGGACCGCGAGGATGGCGTGCATCTGGTGTACCGCCCCATCCCGGCGTTCCTGCTGTCCACGCCCGCCACCCGGGCCTCAGCCAAGATCCAGGACGACGCCCCCATTCCGGGCGTTTCGCTGATCAAGGACCACATGATCAAGTCGATGAACGCCACGCGCTCCGACGCCAACGTGGCCAACTACTTTTGGGTGAACAACAGCAAGTTTGACCTGATTGACGACATAGTGCGGCGCCTGTTCGGTCTGCAGGAGGGGTCGGTCTCGATCAAGGACTACCCGAACGCCGCGAAAAAATACTACGGCGCTCGGCCCATGAATGCCGAGAGCCAACAGGGCGAGGACACCATCACCAACATGGGCCCGAGCCTACCGAAAACTGAGCATGAGGCACGCAGCGCGCTCCAGCAAAGCTGGATCGAGAAGCGCCGCCGCATCATGTCCGAAATGAACAAGGACAACGTCATTTACGAGCAGGGCGCCGCCGTGGTGAAGGGCGGGCCCGAGCGCGTGGACGGCGTCAACGACCTCATGAAGGCCGGCGACTATGGCGTCTTCATCGAGGGCAACATCCGCTACATGGCCTACGTGCACCAGATCGACCACGAATTCATGCCGCTCCAGTCCTACACCACCACGCTGCAATTTGACCGCGGCGAAGGCTTCGCCACGCGCGCCTCGATGGAGGGCTCGCCCTACCTGATCGAGCAGTCGCGCCGGGCCGATGACAACCTGGGGCTGCTCTGATGATGGCCGGGCTGCGCAAGGCGATCGTGGTCGCCACCCACCCCGAGGATCACAGCTGCGACCTGGTGATGTGCGATGACGGCTCGCGCCTCACTGGCGTGCCCATCATGGCGCAGAGCGCCAGCGCCCGCAGCGGCAGCGTGGACCTGCCCGAGGTCAAGAAGACCGGCGACAAGTGGGACATCACCCAGCGCGACGGCCAGGACATGGAGGTGCTGGTGGGCTTCATGGGGCGTGGCAACCCGATCGTGGTCGGGTTCCTCTACCCCCAGATCAGCCAGATGACGTTCAAGGACAAGCAGCGGCGTTTCAGCCGCCACCAGTCCGACGTCTACACCACCATCGACGGCAACGGGAACGTCGAGCTGTACCACCCCAGCGGCGCCTTCGTGCGCATCGCCGAGGAGGACAAGCTGGCCCACGAGGACCTGGAGAAGAAGAATTTCGACGAGTCCCTGCAGCTCGACCGCAACAAGGACAAGAAGGTCGCCATGCGCATGTCGCTGGGCGGCGTGGTGTTCGAGATCAAGGGCGGCGTGGTCACGATCACGGGCAAGGTCGTGGTCAGCGGCGACGTCGTGGCCGGCGGCGTGAGCCTGACCACCCATACCCACTCGGGCGTCAAGAAGGGCGGCGACACGTCCGGCCCGCCGGTGGCTGGCTCGCTCAAGAACGCGCCCAGCTCTGGCGATGGTGGCGGCGACGGCGGCGGGACCGGGGGCGGCTCGGGCGGCGGCGACACCTTCGTGCCCCAGCGCGACGCCTACGGCAACCTGGTGCAGTGGGACGGCAACGGCAACTACTACGTGCAGAACCAGCGCGTGGTCACCGTGGACACGCCGAACGGCCCCGTCACCACCGTGGTGCCCGACGGCGACAAGCTCTACACCGACGCCAGCGGCAACGTGCTGTCGTCCGTGGTGCTGCCTGGCAACAACAGCCTCTACATCGACGCCAACGGCCAGCTGCAGCAGAGCCCCGACACCACGATTGCCCAGACCGTGCCCACGGGCGACCCGCTGCCGGGCAACGAGAACAAGGGCTGATGTCGTGACGCCAGAATGGGCGCATGATCGCTGCACCCGCGCCCACGGACCAGCGCGCTGGCGTCCGACCCATCACCTTCATCCTCGATGACCGGGGCCAGATCCGCCAGCCCGTGACCCTGCCGATCCGGCCCGAGGACCTGACTCGGACGGAAAGCTCGCGTGCGACCGTGCACCAGACCATGGGGCGCGACATCACCGGCTGGGTGGACAACTTCGGCGAGGCGCTGCCGTCCTGCGTGATCGCGGGAACCACCGGCTGGCGCTACGCTCAGGGCCTGGGCATGGACGGCTTCGGCTCGTTCGAGGCGCTGAACCAGCTGGTGCAGAAGGACTACCACGCCGCCAAGCAGTTCGCGATCGACCAGGGCGCCGACCCGGCCGGCGTGCGCCTGCTGTTCGTGGACGCCCTGGACAACTTCGCATGGTCCGTCGTGCCCATGCAGTTCCAGCTGCGGCGCTCCAAGTCGCGCCCCCTGTTGTTCCAGTACAACATCACCCTGCAGGCCCTGGCGACCACGGTCGACGTGCCTGTCATCACCGTGCCTGAGTACGGCAATTCCGGCGCTGGCATGACCGCGCTGGGCACGGCCACCGACGAGATCGCCAACCAGGGCGACGGCTTCGGGCTTCCGGCCTCCGTCCTGCCCCCGGGCGTGAGCACGAACATCGGCTCGCTGGTCAAAGACTTCCTGGCCATGTCCACGCGCGTGTTCACGGCGGTGCAGACCGTAGTGAATGGCATCACCAACTTCGCGACCGGTATCGCCAATCAGGCCATCGAGCTCGCCCGCGACATGGCTCAGGTCGGCTTGAACCTGTTCCGCACCGTGCAGTCGGTGCTGAACCTGCCGCTCGACATCAAGGTCCGGGCGGCCCGCATCGCAGCCGCCTACAACCAGGTCGTCTGCATCTTCCAGAACGCGCTGCGGCCGCGCACGCCTTACGAGCAGTACGACGACCTCTACGGCGCGTCCAACTGCTCCAGCACCACGGGCGGCCGGCCGCCAAGCCCCTACGCTGGCCTGAACGTCTTTCAGCTCATGCTGCCGACCCAGAATTCGGTGAGCATCACCAGCTCGGCGCTGTTCTCGGTCAAGGCCGTGAAAAACGCCGACCCCGTTCTGGCGCCGCTTCCGCTGGCCGAGGTCGAGCGCAACGTGTCCGCCATCGTCTCGGGGGTCTCCGCATGACCGTGTTCAGCCGCGAGATGCCGCCGGTTCGCCTGGCGGCCACCGAGTACGGCGACGACATGCCGCGCATCGCGGCGCGCGAGCTGGGTGACGCCAACCGCTGGCCTGAGCTGGTGTGGGTCAACAACCTGTCGTGGCCGTTCATCACCGACGACCCGGCGCGCGTGGCCGATGGCGTCCTGCAGTCCGGCGACTTCATCAAGATCCCGGCGCCTGTCGGCGTGTTTGAGGGCTCGGCCGACACCGGCCGCGTGTTCGAGCGCGACTGCCTGATGACCGACCGCCAGCTGCGCGCTAGCGAGAGCGGAGACTTCGAGGTGGTCAGCGGATCGGCCAACTTGTGCCAGCAGCTGCAGCACCGCGTTGTGACGCCGCGCGGCCAGGCCATGCGCCACCCCGACTACGGTTCGCTGTTCTACCGCCTGATTGGCAAGATCAACGGCCCAGCCGCGAGCCTGCTGGCGGCCGAGTACGCCAAGGCGACCATCCTGTCCGACTACCGGGTGCGCAGCGTCGATGCCGTGGCCGCCACCGTCGAGAACGACAAGATCAAGGTGACCGCCCGGGCCCAGGCGGCCGCCGGCGGCGTCGTGGACGTCGTCACCGGATAAGGACCCTCATGTTTCAGATCAAAGACTTCGTGTCGATCACCGCCGGGCTGCTCAACCACGCCCGGGGCGTCACTGACAAGATCACCGACTACCAGCCGGGCAGCGTGGCGCGGACGCTCATGGAGGCGCCTGCCATCGAAATCGAGGAGCTGTACCTGCAGATGATGCTGGGGCTGCGCGACGCGATCCCGGTGGCCACCTTCAAGTCCTTCGGCTTCGACCGCCTGCAGCCCGCCCGGGCCCATGGCTTCGTCAGCATCTCCCTCACGCCGGCGCCAACCGAGGCGATCACCATCCCGCTGGGCACGGCCTTCGCCACGTCTGACGGGCGGGTCTACAACTCCACCGAGGCGCTGATCTGGGCCATCGGCGTGCCCGTGGTCCGCATCCCGGTGCAGGCCGCCGATGTTGGCGCCGCCGGCAACGTGGCGGCTGGCGGAATCAACACCACCGCGCTGCCGGGCGCCGGCTACGTGGTCAGCAACTCTGCGATCACCTCCGGGCGCGACCTGGAGAGCGATGCCGAGCGCGAGGCCCGGTTCGCTGAGTTCGTCCGCTCGCTGTCGCGCGGAACGCTGGAGGCCTGCCGCTACGCGGTGAAGTGGACCAGCCTGCCGGACGCCGACGGCAACATCGACGAGTACGTCACCCGCGTGGGCGTGCTGGAGGAGCGCGGCTACGTGCGGTTCTGGCTCTACTCCAGCAAGGGCCTCGCGACGGATGCCTTGGTGGCCCGGGCCCAGCAGGCGCTGGACGGCTACACCGACGCCGGCGGCACCATCGTGCCAGGCTTCCGCCCGGCAGGCGTGCGTGTCGAGGCGCTGGGCATGGTCGAGCGCGCGATCCCGCTGGCTGTGCAGGTCGGCATGTTCCCCGACTACGAGCTAACCACGGCGGTGCAGCAGAGCATCGCCGACCGCTTCGCCACGGCCATCCGGGCGGTGCAGCCCGGCACCACGCTCTACCTCAAGGAGCTGGTCGAGGAAATGCTCGCCGTCGATGGCGTGCGCGTCATCGTGCCCAACAGCAACGAGAACATCGCCTGCGACGTGTCCGAGGCCCTGGTGCCTGGCGCGCTGACCATCACCGCCCTATGACCGCGACCACCCTGCAGCGCCTGCTCAAGTACCCGCATGCCGCGGTGTTCGACAAGGACCCGGCGGCCGAGCTGGTGTTTCGCCTGCGGCACGCCGATGGCGCCACCTGGGCCATTGCGTCGGGCGCGCTCACCGCCACGGCTGGCGCGGCCGAGCACACCTACGACCTGACCGCCTACACGGTGGCCGCGTTGATCGGGGCGCTGCGCGCCGACGGCTTCGACGTGCAGCATGTGTCGGCTCAGTTCGACCACAAGTCGGCTCTGGTGCTGGTGGAGGGCGCTGGCGACCAGAACACCAGCAACGGCGACCACGTGAAGGCCTTCACGAGCCTGCTGTGGGTGCTCATTTCAGCGTTCACCCGCGAGGTCGACCACGCCAGCTACGAGGTGCGCCAGGCGCTGCTGCAGATGGTCATCACCACCGCCGAGGGTGAGTGGCTGGACCTGTGGGGTGCGCTCTACTCGGTGCCGCGCCTGGATGGCGAGCTGGACCCCGCGTACCGCCTGCGCATCCCGAAAGAAGCCTTCCGCATCCGCGTGAACCCGCGCGCCATCGAGGCCGCGATCAAGGACATCACCGGCAAGGACGTGCAGATCCTGGAGCCTTGGCAGGATGTGTTCACGCTGGACCAATCCGACCTCGACGGGCCCGACAAGCTGCAGGACGAGGACTTTGTCGGGCCGTTCTACATCCAGCCCTTCTCGCGCACCCCTATCGACTGGTCGGACGTGCTGCCGATCGTGCTGCGCAACAAGCCGGCCGGCGTGCTCATGCTGCCGCCCCAGGTCAAGTACAGCGGCGGCCTGGTCGTGCCCAACGACTCGACGGTCGGCATGGCGATCAAGCGGCGGCACGTGGCCAACGTCCGCAACGAGGACTTGGCGCTGCTCGACAACGCGCTCATCGAGGAAGTCTCGGTGCCCAACTACCCCATGCGGCACCGTCGGCGCGTCCTACACCGCGGCGGCGCCGCCATGGGCACGATCACGTGGCCTTCCCACCCGTGGCAGAGCCTGCCCTGGAGCCAGCTCACCTACCTGGTGACGACCAAATACTGGCGCAGCTACCGCGTTTTCAAGATGGGCGTCGAGTACGCCGGCCAGCCGTGGTCTGAGACGCCGTGGCAGGGCGTGGCCTGGACCACCAGCACGCTCATCGGCACCCGCCATTCCCGCACGTCGTCGTGACGGCACAATCAATTTCAGAGGTACAACATGGCAATCCTTCCCAGTTCTGGCCGCAAGGCGATCGCCAACGCGATCACGAAACGGCCGCTGCATTTCGCGTGGGGCACCGGGGACGGCGCCTGGACCACGCCGACTGCCGAGGACCCGGAAGCCAGCGCGCTCATGAACGAGCTGGGCCGCCGCACGGCCACGCAATGGGCCTACGTGGTTCCTGACGACGCCGGCGACATCGACGTAGCGACCGGCAAGTTCAGCCTGTCGCCGGGCAACGCCAAGACCCGGCACATCTGGGTGCAGGGCAATTTCGACTTCGGCGAAGCCTCCAGCTCGGTCATCCGCGAGATCGCCGTGTTCTCGGACACCGTGGTGCAGACCGGCCTGCCGCCTGGGACGCAGTATTTCACGCCAGGCCAGGTCACGGACCCCGGCATCATGCTCTACGTCGAGCACATCACGCCGATCTTCCGCAGCCCGGCCATCCAAGAAAATTTCGAGGCCGTCATCAGCTTCTAAGGCGACCATGACCACCAATTCCTACAACCGGTTCGACCCGGCCAAGAACTATGAGTCGCACCGGTTCATTCCGAACCGGCCGCTGCAGTCTGCTGAGCTCGACGAGATGCAATCGCGCGCCGCCTACGCCCTCAAGGGTGTGGCCGACGCCATGCTCAAGGACGGCGGTGTCATCCGCGATGCCGGCATTGTGGTGGACCCCGACACCGGCGTGACCACCTGCGAGGCCGGCGCCGTCTACCTGAACGGCAACGTGCGCGGCGTGGCCCCGGCCACCATCACCGTGCCGATCGTCGGCACCATCGCGGTCGGCCTGCGCCTGCAGACGACCATCGTCACCTCGGTGGAAGACCCGACGCTGCTCGACCCTGCCGTCGAGTCGCGCGCCTACAACCGCCAGGGCGCCGAGCGCTACAAAGTCGTGCCCGTGTGGGCCTGGAGTGGCGACGACCAGGTCGGCGAGTTCTTCCCGGTCTACACCGTCACCGACGGCATCGTGAACGCCAAGGAGGCCCCGCCCCAGTTGGACGGCGTGACCCAAGCCCTGGCGCGCTATGACCGCGACAGCGCCGGCGGCAGCTACGTTGTGAGCGGCCTGGGCGTCACCCGCCTGGCTGACCGCGTGGACGGCTACCAGGTGTTCTCGGTCGGCAACGGCCGTGCCCGCGTGAACGGGTTCGGCATCGACGTGACCACCAGCCGCCGGCTGGCGCGCAACGCCGTGCCGGTGACCCGGTTCATCGACAGCGAGCCCAAAAACTCGGGCTCTGCCGGCGCTTTCCGTGTGGATGTGGCGCGGCCGCCGATCGCCAACATCACTCAGGTGCGCATCACCAAGCGCACCACGGCCACGCTAAACCACGGCACCACCACGGGCGCCCAGGATCCGCTGCCTGACACGTCCGTGGTCGCAATCGTGTCCGTGGTGCAGGGCGCGACCACCTACGTTCAGGGCACCGACTACCAGCTGACCGCCGGCAAGGTGGACTGGTCGCTGACCGGCGCCGAGCCGGCGCCCGGCCAGTCCTACGACGTCACCTACGATCACATCATGTCGGTCACTCCGACTGCGGTTGACGACAACGGGTTCATCGTGACCGGCGCCGTGGTGGGCACCCTGATCCAGACCAGCTACTACACCAAGCTGCCGCGCATCGACCGCCTGTGCCTGAACGAGGACGGCGAATTCGTGTGGGTCGAGGGCACCAGCACCGACTACAACCCGGTGCGACCCAGCGTGCCCAACAACCTGCTGCCGCTGGCCCAGGTGGTGCAGACCTGGACGGCCTCCAGCTACGTCATCAACGACGGCGTGCGCGTCGTGCCCATGCAGGACATCGAGGCGATCAACAACCGCCTGAACACCGTCATCCTGATGGTGAGCGAGCAGAAGCTGAAAGCCGACGCATCCCAGCGCGACGCCGCCGCCAAGAAGGGGCTGTTTGTCGACCCGTTCCTGTCCGATGGCCTACGCGACCAGGGCCTGACCCAGTACGCCGCCATCTCGCACGGCGAGCTGACCATGGGCATCGACGCCACGGTCAAGACGCCGACCGCCGACGTAACCAGCCCGGAGACCTGCGCTTTCACGTCGCGCGTGGCGCTGGCTCAGGAGCGCCGCACGGGCAGCATGAAGATCAACGCCTACCTGGCGTTTTCGCCGCTGCCCGCCAAGGCCACGCTGACGCCCGCCATCGACCGCTGGACCGACACCAACGTCATCTGGACCAGCCCCATCGTGCTGCGCTTCACCGAGGGCTGGGGGAACATGTCGGTCGAGAACACGACCCAGTCCATCCAGTCGGTGCAGCTCACCAAGACGCTGGAGTACCTGCGCCAGATCGAGGTGCATTTCCGCCTCGAAGGCTTCGGCCCTGGCGAAAACCTGACTTCGGTGACGTTTGACGGCCTGGCCGTGACGCCGACCGCGCCCTGATTTTTGGAGCACCAATGACCGTTACCGCTGACTCGAACGGTGTCGTTCTCGGGAAATTTACGATCCCGGCCAACGTGCCGGCCGGCACCAAGCAGGTGTCGTTCACCGGCCAGGGCGGCAGCCAGGCCACGGCCAGTTTCATTGGCCAGGGCACGCTGATTGAAGACATCCGCACCCTGGTGCAACAGATCACCACCACGCGCTGGCAGCAGAGCGTGGACCCTATCGCGCAGACCTTCACGCTCACCGAGGCCATCCAGCTGGAGGGCGTCGATCTGTGGTTCACCGCCGTGGGCTCCACGGCCGTGTCGGTGCAGATCCGCGAGACCCAGGTGGGCTACCCGACCCAGACCATCGTGGCCGACAGCCGCCGGGCCGCCAGCAGCATCACCGCCGACCAGTGGACCAACTTCGCGTTCTCGTCGCCAGCCCGCCTGGAGGCCGGCACCGAATACGCCATTGTGGTGCTCTGCAACGACGCCGTGAGCGAGCTGGCCGTGGCCGAGCTGGGCAAGTTCGACGCCGCTGCCCAGCAGTGGATCACCAGCCAGCCCTACACCGTGGGCGTGCTGCTGTCCTCGTCCAACGCCAGCACCTGGACCGCGTACCAGGACCGCGACCTGGCGTTCCGCCTCGTGGCCCGCCAGTACACCGAGTCCGAGCGCCTGATCGACCTTGGCACCGTCAGCATCACCGGCGCGACCGAGCTGCTGACCCTCGCCATGATCGAGTCGCCGCACAGCGCCGCCACCGGCGAGCTGGAGATCACGCTGCCTGACGGCACCGTGGTGAAGGCCGGCGACAACCAGCGCATCGCGTTCAGCGCCGCCACCACCGGCACGGTCGGCGTCAAGGCCCGGCTGCGCTCCAACGCCAACAACTCGGCCACGCTGCACCCTGGCACCCAAATCGTGCAGGGCGTCGTGCACGCCAGCGACGACTACATTTCGGCCGCCATCGACGCCGACGCGACCGGCTGCACGGCCAAGGTGATTTTCTCGGCCATCATCCCGAGCGGCGCCAATGTAGTGCCCACGGTGTCTGGCGTGGATGTTGGCGACAGCGACCTGACCATGACCCAGATCGGCACGCCCAAGCTCATCGACGGCGATCTGGGCCTCTACGAGTACCAGTTCCAGAAGACCGCCGTCACCGAGGCCCGCGTGCGCTGCAAGCTGCACCTGACCACGGGCGGCGTGGCCGTGCGCCCGCGTGTCCGGGATCTGCGACTGCTTACTCTGTGAGGCATTGAATGACCGCTGTTATTGACGACCGCACGTCGCATCTTTCCATCCCGCTGCCCAATGCAGCGAACATCCAGACCGCCGACGTCAGCCGGTTCCGGGATGCCTTCGCGCTGATCGACACGCTGATCTACACCGTGCAGGGCACGCTGGCGAACAAGGCTGACAGCACCGCCGTGACGGCCGCCGTCAACGCCGCCATCACCTCCTTGGTGGGCGGCGCCCCGGGCGCGCTGGACACGCTCAAGGAGCTGGCCGACGCCATCAACGACGACGCCAGCTTTGCAGCCACCGTGACCACCGCACTGGCCGGCAAGCTGTCCAACCTGCCCGCCACGGCGATCCGCCTGGGCGGCATCAAGGTAGGCTCGGGCCTGGTGGTGGACGTGGACGGCATGCTGTCGGTGGCGTCCTCGGGCGGCGGGTCCGGCCTGCCGGCCTGGGCCGACGTGCTGATCACGCCGGCCTCCAACGGCCAGACCGTGTTCACGGTGTCGGGCGGCTACAACCCCGGCCAGATCGACGTGCTGCGCAACGGCGTCATGCTGATCGGCAACGGGGACGACTACACGGCCACCAACGGCACGTCGTTCACGCTGACCGCCACCGACGCGATCACCAGCGACACGTTCGTGGTGCGCAAGTGGTTCTACATCCCGGCCGCGCAGGCTGTGAACAAGACCGGCGACACCATGACCGGCGCGCTCAACTGGTCGCCCCGTGGATCGATCGCCAGCGCTGCCACGGTAAGCCTCGGGTCGGCCAGTTCCAACCTGATCACCGTCACCGGCACGACCACGATCACGTCGTTCGGCTCCACGGTGCCCGATGGCGGATCGCGCACGGTCACGTTCGCGGGCTCGCTGACGCTGACCCACAACGCCACGTCGCTGATCCTGCCCACGGGCGCCAACATCGTCACCCAGGCGGGTGACGTGGCGGTGTTCGAGAGCCTGGGCTCGGGCAACTGGCGGTGCACCAGCTACATGCGGGCGAGCGGCCAGGCGCTGGTCGCCGCCAGCCCGCCCACCATCACCGCCTGGGCCGACGGCCGGGCCTTCGCCTCGGCCTGGGGCGGCATCAATTCGCTGAACGCATAAGGAGCCACGATGGCAGCAATCACCGTTTTCAACCAGGGCCCGGCGCCCACGCAGCTGAACGCGGGCGCAGCGCTCAACGCGCTGCTTTCCACGGCCATGACCAGCACCAAGGCCTACGACGGCACCGAGGCGGTTGGCACGTCCATGGCGCTGATCTTCACGGCCGGCGCTGCCGGCTCGCAGCTGCCCAAGTTGCGCGTGCGCTACGCCGGCACCAACGGCGCGGCACCATCCGGCGCGACCAACGCCACCGTGATCCGCATCTGGGCCAACAACGGCAGCGTCAACACCACGGCGGCCAACAACATCCTGCTGGGCGAGGTGAGTGTGCCTTCCGCCACTATGTCTGCCGTGGCCGCGCTGACGCAGCCCGCTGACTTCGATTTCGGCCTGCTGTCGGTGCCCGCTGGCTACCGCATCTATGCCGGCCTGGCGACGGCCGTCGGCGGCACCAACTGCGCGCTGGCCGTCAACATGCTGGGTGGGGGGGACTTCGCGTAATGGCCAACAATCCTTTTGTGCCCAACGTGGGCGGTAGCGGCGGCGGCAAGCTGCGCTACCAGGAGTTCCTGGCCTCGGGCACGTTCGTGCCGAGCGATGGGCTGTTGAAGGCTGGTGGGCAGGTGTGGGTCCGGCTGGTCGGCGGCGGCTGCGGTGGTGGTGGCGGTGGAAGCACTGGCACCTACGGCGGTCCTGGCGGCGGTGGGGGCGGCAGTTTCCCTGTGGTGCAGCCAGTCACTGTGACCGGGCCGGTGGCAGTGACCATTGGCGCAGGTGGAAGCGGAGGCGCATTCAATAGCACTACGGCCGGTGCAAACGGAACTGCCGGTGGCGCATCGACTTTCGGTTCGCTCCTGACATCCCCTGGCGGTGGCTACGGTGGCGGAGGTATGGCGACCACGGGTGGAAATGGTGCTTGCGGAGGCGGGAGCGGATTTTCCGGCTTCAACCAGCTCGGCGGGGCGGGCTCCCTCGGAGGCGCCGGTGCAATTCCGAACTTCTACACCGACGCTACCAATACTATCGCCAATCCCTATGTAGGCGGCGGCGGTGGCGGCGCTGGTGGCAACGCATTCAATCAAACGGCGCGAATGTCCATCCCCGGCATTGGCATCGACGGATTTTGCGGCGGCGGCGCAGGCGGAACTGGACAGGGCTCGACGTACAGCGTCCCCGCATCAGCTGGCGGTGGCGCAAGCGGCTTCAGCAGCACCGCCGGCATGGCAGGCGCCGCCAACAAAGGCGGCGGCGGCGGTGGAGGCGCGTCGAGCACCACCAATGGCACGTCTGCCGGCGGCGCTGGCGGATCTGGTTACTGCCTCGTCTGGTGGTACGAGTAAGGGAGCATCATGGACATCGCACTGATCAAGGCCGGCAAGGTCGAGAACGTCATCGTGGCCGACGCGGCTTTTGCGGCCGCCATCGCCGGGCAGTGGGACCGCGTCGAGCCGGCCGCGCCTGGCGTGGGTATCGGCTGGGGCTGGGATGGCACGCAGTTCGTGGCACCGGCCGTGCCCGAGCCTGAGCCCGCCGCGCCCGCACCGGCACCCGCCTGGGCTTGGTACATCGACATCGGCCCGTTTTTCGATCGCTTCGGCACCGCGAAGATGGCCGTGCTCACGAGCGCCGACGCTGGCGTGCAGGCGATCATCAAGGACGCTCAGATCCGCAAGTGGATCGACCTGCAACTGCCCGAGGTGGCGCAGTCAGTTGCCTACGTCGGCACCAAGGTGTCGGCGGTCACCGCCGAGCTACAGGCTGCGATCCTGACCACTCCCGTGGCCGAGACCGAGAACCTGGCGCTGCGCCGGCTGTATTTCAGCTGATGGTGTATGGCTCGCGTACAGCTCGCGCTCTACAAGGCCCCGGGTCTGGTCGGCAACGCCGTCATCCGTTGGTGGACGCGCTCGCAGTACAGCCACTGCGAGCTGGTGGTGGACGGCTGGTGCCATTCGTCGTCTCTGCGTGACGGCGGCGTGCGCCGCAAGCTGGTCGAGTTGGACCCTGAGCACTGGGACTTCATCGTCCTGCCGGACCACCTGGTGCTGCGCGTCCTGCAGCACTTCGCCCTGACGCAGGGACAGGCTTACGGCTGGTTCGACCTGCTGCGGTCTCAGGTGCTCAACACCGCCGACGACGAGCCCGGCGCGGCCTTTTGCTCGGAATGGTGCGCGGCGGCCCTGGGCCTGCCCAACCCCACGACCTACAGCCCCCGCACGCTGGCGGACACTGTTCAATTCATCCTGGGGGCGCCCTGGCAACAGGCCGCCTGACGATGTGCGATTCCTGATCTACCCGCTGCTGTTCGTCCTGCAGCTCGCTTTCAACGTCATCACCTGGCTGCTGAGCCCGTTGCTGGCGCTGTGCGCGGTCACGCGCGACAGCAGCCGGTGGTGCGTGGCGCCGGGCCCGCGCCAGTACCTCTGGGGCTGGCTGCAGCTGTTCAGCACCTGGGACGATGGCGTCGATGCCGGCTGGTTCACGGGGCAGTACGACGCCAAGACGCCAGCAGGCCTGGCCGACAAAGCCCGATCGGGTTCGCGCTGGGCCCAGTACCGCCTGCGCTTCTGGTGGCTCATCCGCAACCCGGCCTATGGCCTGAGCTACTACCTCCTGGGCTTTGAGCGCGGGTTCGGGTTCTCGACCCGGTCCTGGGGCTCGGGCTCGTGGGACAGCGGCGCGACCAACTGGCAGCTGCGCATCGACACCGCCAAGGGCGGCGGCTCGGCCTTCATGCTGCGGGCGCAGCTGTTTTTCACCAGCACGCGCTACGTCCGCCTGTACCTGGGCTGGAAGCTCGGCAACGCCGAGGTGATGGGCTCCCGCGTCGGCATTTCGACCCACATCAATCCGTTTCGCTCTTTCAAGGGAGGTGTATGAGCCTGGCAAGTAAGCTGGGGGCGCTGTTCGGCGCCGCCGGCACCATCAACCCGTCTTTCGGTGGCGCCCCGGCCGGCGTCGTTCTGCCCTATGCGGGCTCCACTGCACCCACCGGCTGGCTGCTGTGCTATGGCCAAGCGGTGAGCCGCACGACCTACGCGGCGCTGTTCGCGGCCATCAGCACGGCCTATGGCACCGGCGACGGCTCGACCACCTTCAACCTGCCCGACCTGCGCGGCCGCGTGCCTGGCGGCAAGGACAACATGGGCGGCTCGGCTGCGTCGCGGCTGACCACGGCGGGCAGCGGCGTGGATGGGGCCACGCTGGGCGCCAACGGCGGTGCGGAAACCCACACGCTGACCCTAGCCCAGACGCCCGCGCACAGCCACGCCATCAGCGGCGCCACGGCCTCGGCCGGGTCGGGCTCCAACGACTTGCGCAGCTCGGGCTCGGCGGCCGGCGCGACGCCCACCACGGCCAGCCAGGGCGGCGGCGGCGCGCACAACAACACCCAGCCCACGCTGGTGTTGAACTACCTGATCAAGACCTGACTTCGTCGGCGTCGTGACCGCAGAATCCCACCATGGCTGAACCAACGTCGACCGCTGGTGGGATCACGCTCACCATTTTCTTGACCACGTTGCTTGGACCCTTCTTCGGGCCCTACGCGGTTATCGTCATGTGCGCACTGATCGGGGCGATGTGGCCCCTGTCGGTGATGCCGACCACCACCCGAGCCTCCGGGGCCTTCTTCCTCGCTCGCATCGTGTCCACGGCTGTCGTTCTGACGACTTCGGCCGCCTGGTACCTGGAGAAAGAGTACGGGTTCCCCGCAGTCCAAGGCATGGCCGTGGTCGCGTTTTTCATCGGCGCGCTCGGCAATGGCTGGGCTCCGGTGCTGTCTGCTTTGCGCCAGGGGCTGGCGGCGATGGCCCGGGGCATCAGTGCTGGCGCCCCCAAGGAGCCGCAATGAGCAGCCTCACCGCCCTTCACCTGATCCTGTCGCTGGCCCTGCTCTACAGCCAGTTCTGCCGGTCGGTGAAGACCGATCACAACACCCGCAAGACGGTGATCATGGCGTTCTACGCGCTGACCGTCGCCTCGATTTTCTGCCTGTTCGCACCTCTCGTTCTGCCCGGCTGGCAACCCTCCTGGGACACCATCGGGCTACTCGCCGCAGTGACAGCGGTTCAAGCCGCGACCAGCCGGTATTGGCGGTCGGGCGTGCCAGGGAGCTTCCAAAATGATCACCCGCACAGCCCCGAAGTGGGCTGAAATTCTGATTGCCTGCGGCGTGAAGCCGGCCACGGCGGTGCGCTGGGCTGGTGTGTTCGCCGTCGAGGTCGGGCCCGGCACGTTCTCGGCTGGGGACAGCGAGCTGGACGACTTTTTGGGCCAGGTGCTGCACGAAAGCGGCATGCTGGAGCGCTTGGAGGAGGGGCTGAGCTATTCGACGGCCCAGCGCCTCTGCGATGTCTGGCCGAAGCGCTTCCCGACCGTGGCTGATGCGGCGCCCTACGTGCGCAACCCCGAAGGGTTGGCCAACCGGGTGTACGCCGGGCGCATGGGCAACGTCGATGCCGGCGATGGCTGGAAATTCCGTGGCCGTGGCCTCGTGCAGGTCACGGGCCGCGACAACTACGCCGCCGTGGGGCAGGCCCTGGGCATGGATCTGGTGCGCGACCCCGACCAGCTGCTGCGGCCCGCTGTGGCGCTGCGAGCCAGCGTGGCTTGGTGGGAGCGCCGCATCCCCGACTCGGCCATGGGTGACGTGGTTCGTGTCACCAAGCTGGTGAACGGCGGCACGGCCGGCCTCGATGACCGAGCCAAGCTGTCCTCCCGGGCCGCCAAGGCGATCGCGGCATGATCTGGACGCACGTCGCCGCCGCGTTGCTCGCCGCCGCCCTGGCGGCTGGAGGCGCCTGGAAGACCCAGGACTGGCGCTACGCCGCTCGCGACAAGGAGCGGATCGAGGCCGAGGCCGAGAAGCGCCGCAACGACGCCAAGGTGGCGGACACGGCCGCCGTCGGCCACGAACAGTTCAAGGAGCGCGAGCGTGTCGTGTACCAGACCATCACCGAGACCGTGGACCGCATTGTCGAGAAGCCTGTGTATCGCAGTGTGTGCCTTGATAATGACGGCCTGCGGGCACTCAACGACGCCATCCGTGGAGTCGCCCCTGATCCCGGCGAACCTGCGCCAGCCGTGCCCGCCGCTCGCTGAGCTGCGCGACGGCGAGGCGGGCACCGTGCTGCGCTGGGGGGTGAACGCGGCGCGCATGTACCGCGAGTGCCGTGACCGGCAGCAGAAGCTCGTGGACGCGCTGCCGCGCTGATCAGCGCTTTTGCTCGCGCTCGGACTGGCAGGCTGTGCACAGCCTGAACCCGTAGCTGCGGCGCACCTGGTGCATTTCGGCCCCGCACTCGTCGCACTCCTCGGGCCCGTAGCGGGCATCACCGGGCTTCGCCAGGGGCGGCAGCGGCTTGCGGTGCATGTTGTTGATCTCCCACATCCGGGCCTCTTGTTCTTGGGCAATATCTTCTATCGACATGGTTCAATTCTGGTGTCCCGACGCCTGCCAGGGACCGGAGATGGGGATGGGTTGAGCGGTGAGGTTCACGAGGCCGATCGGGGCCGGCAGCAGGCGGCGCAACAGCCCGCCAACGGTGGTGCGCTGGCCGACCTGCGCCCGAGGCTGCAGCAGGCGGCTCTGCAGGTAGAGCGCGTCGCCCTCGATCTTGGGCAGCACCTCCCAGTAGGTGCCCGTAGTCGTGTCCATGTGGCCGGCGTACTTGCCGGTGAACTTGATGCCGATCTGAATTGGCATGTGGTCTCCTGATCCGGGGACGGCCCCCGAACCCACATCATAACCAAAAAAGATCATGCTCCGCGCAGCGTTGCGTGGGCGCGACATGCGCCCGGGCTGGATCCGGGCCCAAGTCCGACCTGCGCCCGGGCGGCGCCTGCCGGGCGCGCCCTGGGCTTGACGTGCCGGGCTTCGCCGTGCAAGTCATTGGTTCGGCAGCGTTTTTTAGGGAGTGGGTTGGAGCGGGCGAAGGGAATCGAACCCTCGACATACAGCTTGGGAAGCTGAATCCGGGGGCTTCACGGCGGTTCACACTTGCTCATTTTTGAGCATAATAACAACCGCTTAGCCTGATTTCGTCCATCCCGTTCACCCCTTAAATTTCACTGCCTCTCACCCTGGTTCGCGCCCGAAATGGGCCCGGGCCGCCAACGGCAGGCACCCATCCAAGAGACCCAAAATGCCCAAGCTGAACAAGACCCTTGTAGAAAACACACCCGCCCCCGCCAGTGGCGACACCTGGCTTTGGGACTCCGAGCTGGAGGGCTTCGGCGTGCGCATCCAGCCCTCGGGCCGGCGCACCTACGTGCTGCGCTACCGCACCCGCGACGCCGCGCGCACCCAGCGCAAGATGACGCTGTGCCGCTGCAGTGACGCGCCGCCCGACCGGGCCCGCCAGCTGGCGCGTGACGTGTTCTTGTCGGTGGCGGCCGGCAATGACCCGGCGGCAGAGCGCAAGCCCAGCACGGCGGTGCGACCGACGCTGGAGGCCATGTTCAAGGCGCGTGTGGCCGCCATGCGGGCCAAGGAGCGCACCAATGCCGGCGAGGTCGAACGCGTGCTGCTGCTGGCGAAGCACAACGCCGCCGACTTCATCGGCCGCGCCAAGGCGCCGGCTGACGTCACGCCGGACGACATCGTCCGGTTCCTGTCGGTCTACTTCAAGGACGGGCACCGTGGCGCCGCCGACAAGGCGCGCGGCTACCTGTCGGCGGCATTCGCCTGGGCACTCAAGTCGGCAAACGACTACACGGTGGCCGAGCGCCAGGAGTGGGGGATCGCGCACAACCCGGTGGCGGACGTGGCGAAGGACGCCGAGGCGACCACGGTGCGCGACCGCAACCTGACCGGGCCCGAGCTGCGGCTGGTGTGGGAGGCCTTCTCGGGCGGCGGATCGGGCGCTGGCGAGCAGGTCGAGGCGTGCATCAAGCTGATCATCGCCTGCGGCCAGCGCGTGCACGAAACGCTGCGGATTGAGGGCAGCGAGATCGACCTGGAGGCGCTGGTGTGGAACATGCCGGCGCACAAGACCAAGGGGCGCAAGCGTGCGCACAAGATCCCGCTGCCGCGTGTCATTGTGCCGACCCTGCTGAGCCTCAAAGACCAGTTTGGGGACGGCCCGCTGTTTGCGGCCCGGGCCGGGTCTGGTGGCGAGCTGATCTCGCTGTCCAGCGTGTCCCAGGCCGTGCGCCGCTGGCTGGCCCAGGAAGGCAACGAGATGGAGCCGTGGCAGCCGCGCGACCTGAGGCGCACGTGGAAGTCTCGCGCCCACGATGCCGGCGTGGACCGGTTCACGCGGGATTTGATTCAGCAGCACGCCAAGAACGACACGGGGTCGAAAAACTACGACCGCGCCGACTATTTCCAGCAGATGCGCGCCGCCATGGACAGCTGGAACGCATGGCTGAGCGGTGTGCTCTACGACAAGCCGGCGCTGGCCCTGGTGGGCTGAACGAAAAGGGCGGCCAGTGGCCGCCCTTTTTCAATCTCCGCAGGAGCTGCTGCTGTCGCTGCTGCCACTGTCGCTTGACGACGACCAGCTGTCGTCGGAGCGGCTGCAGGACCACTCGGGCGCGGCCGCCCGGCAAGGGGGAGAGTCGTAGATGAACCGCGCCGGGTTCATGGGGCTGATCGGGCTCATGGGGTTGAGCGGGTTGAGCGTGTCGTCCGATGAGCTGGGGCGCGGGGTGGCGCTGGTGCCTGCGCGGACGCGCGCCACGGGCTGGGCGGCCTGCGCATAACCCGTGCCCTGGCTGATGCTGGCGGTGCGCGCCCAGCTGCCCACGCTCACGGTGTGGCCAGATACCGTTCCTGGGCCCAGGTCGGCCTGGTGGGGGCTGGTGGCCGGCTGCGCGGCGGGTTTGGCCTTGCGGCGGAAAAGGCGAGCGAACAGGCCCATTTCAATACGCCTTCCCGCCTTCGGCCTGGCGGTTTTCGATCTTGTGGTCCGGTCGCTTCGCATTGAAGGCAATCTTCTCGGCAATCGCGCCGCCCAGATCGAGGCCAAGGGCGCCGGCCAGGTCCGCGATGCGGATCACGGCGTCGGCCAGCTCGACCTCGATCATGGGGCGGTGAGGCAGCTTGTCGTCCAGCAGGCCCTTGCGATGGCCTTCCATGCCCTCGCTCACCTCGCTGTGCACCAGGCACAGCTTCTGGCCGACGAGGGCTTTTCCGAGCAGGGAGCCGCTGCGGATTTCGGCGATCAGGTCATTGCCCGTGGCGATGTCGGTCCACCAGCCGGCGGCGGCGCTGGCGCCGTGGCACTTGGCCACGAGGATATTGCCGGCGTCGGCGATGGTTTGGTCAAAGTGGTTCATAGTTCTCCTTGGTTCTGCGCTCACGCGCGATAGGGTTGAAAAATCAGGCGCCAGGCGAACACCAGGCGAGCCCAGAGCCCGGCCTTGCGGATGTCCGGCGGCGGTGCGCCGTCCTTGGGCAGGGGGCACCAGGCGTTGAAATACTGGCCTTTCTTGCCGAACCACTGGCCGGTGATGCACACGTTGCCGATGGTGAGCAGCAGCACCTTGGATCCGGGGTGCGGGCAGGCTTCGTGGCGCCAGTAGAGTTCGCCCGGCGGGGCTGCGACGTATTTTTGGGTTTGGCTCATGCGGTCCTTTGTTGGGCTTCGTGGATCTTCCTGGCGTCGGCCAGGATACGGTCGGCGGCCTCCAGGCTGCGGAACGCCATCAGCGGCCGCCCGGTCCAGAGCTGGCGCAGGTCGTCGCGCAGCACGGGCGGGCGGCCGGCCGGGCTTGGCTTGAACAGCTGGGAGCGGTCGGTGACGCCGTAGAGGTAGAGGTGCTTCTCGGTGCGGGTGGGCTTGGCGGCCAGGAGCCAGCGGCATTCGCAGCTGTGGCGCCAGGCTTCGCTGGCGGTGTCCACATCCTGGCCGGTGATGGGGTCGAAGGCGGTGGGCATCAGGAAGGCGCCCCATAGAGCCGCTTGAAATCCTCCACGTCGCACTGCGACACGCTCACCGTCGCGGCGCCAGGCACCCAATGCACCGGGTACTTCACGCCCGGCAGGGTGACGCTTGCCCGCATCTCGTCGCCCTGCTCCGGCCAGGTCTTGCGGTATCGTCCTGCGCTCGCCTCCAGGGCCTCGGGCCACCGGATGAAGGCGGCCTCGATGGCTGCATTCTCACGAGCCTGCCGCTCGCGCCGCTCGGCCCACTGCTCCATCATGCAGGCCGGGCAACAGTAGTTGTTGTGGTTCGCATCCTGCACGGGCTCAAAGGCGTACTCGCGCTCAACCTCCTCCCAGTCGTCGCGGCCTTCCTCTGTGAACCTCACTTCGCAATGCTGGCAGTTGTGCCACCAGCCCGCCGCCAGGGTGGCGTGCAGCGGCACCGGGCCCGGGGTGTACTGGTCGAACGCCGGCTCGCGGCGGCAGGAATCGACTTCCTCGAATGACAGGTTCAGCTCGTTGCCGCCGTCGCGGCGAGCCGTGGCGCCTTTGTCGGCGAACACGATGGCGCAGCCGCCCTCACCGTCCTCGCGGACCACGTAGGCTTTCAGGGGTTTGCGGCTCATTGCACCACCACCACTTTCTCAGCCGCCCTGGTGATGGCTGTGTACGTCCACTTGGCGGCGTCCTCGCGGAACACGCGCCCCTCGTCGAACACCACGACGTTGTCGAACTGGCTGCCCTGCGCCTTGTGGCAGGTCAGCGCCCAGCCGAACGTGAACTCGTCGTAGTTGCGGCGCTGGCTCCAGTGCAGGTCCTTCTCGGTACCCTGGAAGAACTCGACGGGCACGATGCTGTCGATCGGCGCGGCCTCGTCCTCGTCAAGCGACCGCAGACGCATCTCGGCGTTCTTGCCCAGGGTGCCAAGCGCGGCCTTCTCGACGTTCCAGAGCCCGCCGTTCAGCAGCCCCTTCTGGCGGTTGTTGCGCAGGCACACCAGGCGGTCGCCAGTCGTCGGCAGGAACGATGCCGCCTCGCCCCGCAGGCCCTTGAGCTGGCGGATGCGTGTGTTGAACGTCTGCCGGGTCTTATTGAGCCCGCACAGCAGCTGGTCAGCGCCCAGCACGTAGTCGCGCAGCTCGTCCTTGCCGATGTCGACGCGGCGCACCACCAGGCTGTCGCCGTACTGGCCCGGTGCCAGGCCGCGCCCCTCGCGCACGTCCATGCTCATGCGGATGATCGGGTTTTCGGCCGCCTGGCGGTGCACCTCGGTGAGCATGACGTCGGGCGTGGCGTTGATGAAGTAGCCCTCGCCCTTCACCGGCGGCAGCTGGGCCGGGTCGCCCAGCACCAGCACCTTGCGGCCGAAGCTCAGCAGGTCGCGCGCCAGCTCCTCGCCCACCATCGATACCTCGTCGATGACGATCAGCTGGGAGTCGGCGGCGGCGCTGTCCGGGTTGAGCACGAACTCGGCCTCGCCTGTCTCGTCGTCCTGCTCTGGTTTGTAGATCAGGCTGTGGATCGTGCTGGCGCCCGTGCAGCCCTTCTTTTTGAGGACCAGAGCGGCTTTCCCGGTGAAGCAGGCGTAGCTCACGCGGCCTCGCACATCGTCGGCCAGGTGCTTCGCCAGGGTTGTCTTGCCCGAACCGGCGTAACCGAACAGGCGGAACACCTGCGGGGCCCGCTTGTCTTTAAGCCAGTCGCTGACTGCGCTCATGGCTGCGTTCTGCTGTGGTGACCATGCCATACATGCCTTTCGATGGGGTCACGACACAGCGCCGGCTACACGCGCGGCGGCGGCGCGGATCCGGGCATTGAACCAGCGGCGCACGACGTACCCGCGCACGATGCTGGCGACGGTGAAGATGGCCGTGATGCTGGCGTTCTGGGCCAGGGTGAAGCTGTGGCCGTGCAGCGGGTAGATGATCATGCTCAGGGCCATCGACATGACGAAACCAATGGCGGTCCCGATGGCGGCCTCGACGAGCGATCCAAGTTTCGATTGTTCCAAGATTGCTCCTTGGCGGCGGGCAGGTAGCGCCCGCCGCAGTAGTTACGGCTTGTCAGGCCAAATTCGGTTTCCCTTGATCATGTTCTGGCGGGCTGTAATCACGGCCAGATTGAACTCATTGTGGAAACCGCTGACGATCTTGCTGCGCAGCGGCACGATATGGTCGACGTGCCACTGCACTCCAGTGCAGTCCTGCCTGATCGCGGCAAGGTGGTGCGCCTCAACCTCAACCAGCTGAAAAAACTCCTTGTCGTAGGGTCGTCGCCTCTGGATTTTGGTGACCTTCCTTCGCATCTTCGCCGCCCGAACGGTCTCGTGGTTTGCTTCGCGCCACGCCTTGTCGATTTGCCGTTTTCGGTCTGCATTTTTCTCTCGCCACCTTTTTGCCTGCTGGTTTTTCACCGTTGGGTCGATGGCGTAAGCGGCTCGCGAGTCGGCGAGAACACGGCCCTTGTTGGCCTCGTACCAAGCGCGCGATGCTCGAATTGCGCACTCCTTGCACTTGGACGCGAGGCCGCTGACCTTCGTCTTGTCCAAATGAAAATCATTTGGGTTCTTAGTCAGCTTGCAACGTGAGCAGATTTTCATCTTTGATACTGTCCAGTGTGCTCAACAGTCCTTCGTTCTTCCCACGATAGGAGCTCGTCGAGCCTGTAAAGGATTCGCCCCCCCACCCTGGTGAATTTCGGGCCGGTTCCTGCCCATCTCCAATTCGCAAGCGTCCTGACCGACACGCGGCCGCTGTACCGGCCAGACACCTCGGCGGGGGTGAGATAAGTGCGGGTCAGCTGACCCTCCTCTGGTTAGAACACGTCGTCGACAGGCCCAGCCGCGTCAGCGGGAGGGGGCGATTGCTCGGTTTTTTCTTGCGCAGCGGGTGCGCTCGGGGCGTGTTTTTGTGCGGATTCGGACGCCTGTTCTTTCATCGCGTTGCCGCTCGTTTCAGCACTGTTGCTGTTTTCCTCGGCAGGCTTGGGCGCCGGCGCGGGTGCCTTGGCGGGCTTCGGCGCGGCGGCGCGGGCGCGCTGCGTGATGGCGGCGCCGGTGCTCTCAGCCTGCTGGGCGGCCTGCTGCTGGTCGAGCGGGAAATACTCGCTCGCCTTCGCGCCTTCCTTGATGGCGTTGAAAGCGCCCATCAGGTCGGCCAGCTCGTCCACCGTGGTGTTGTCCACGCCGTGGCCGAGGTGGGCCTCCAGGTGGGCCTTGGTGACGCCGAAGCGGGCGAAGGCCTGCACCATGGCGACGATGCGCTCGCTCAGCGGCTTCTCGCCGCCGCCGGCCAGGGTGCGCTTGCAGGCGGCCACACCGGCCGCGATCATGTGCTTGGGCATCAGCGCCAGGATGCGGCCTCGCATCTGCTTGCTGGCCACGTTGGCGATTTTGTTGTCGATGTCGGCCTGGTCGATCAGCTTCTTCGGGCCGTTCTTGGTGTCGAGCACGTGCATGACCGTGATCTGACGGCTGCTGCGGTTGTTCTTCTCCATGTCCCAGGCATAGACCTCGATCTCGCTCTTGCCTTCGCTGCGGGACAGCTCGCGGTGGCCGTACACGAAATTGCCGTAGCAACGCGCGGCCTCCTCGGCCAGGCGGATGCTGGGGCCGCTGCCACGGTTGGGCACGCTGTAGAAGGCCGTAGCCGCGAATTCGGGGCTGTTGCAGGCCTCCAGGAAGTCGGTCACGGCGGCGGTCATGCTGCGCGGGAAGCGCTTCGCCAAGGTCAGCTGGCCCTGCGCCTCGGCAATGGCGCGCTCCTGCTCAATGGCGACGGCGCCGGCGTTGATGCCACCCTGGGACGCCAGCATGCGCTGGAACGGCTGGGGGTTGTCTTGGGCTGTCACGGGAAGGTTTTCGGGATTGCTCATGTCGTTCTCGGTGGTGGTTGATCAGTGGGTGTTGGCCGGGACGGCGTTGATCTGCGCGGCGACGTTGCGAGTCACCACCTCCAGGGCCTGGGCGTAGGTGTTGGTCACGCTGACCGGGCCGAGGAACACGGCCACGCCGACCTGCTCGTCTGCCGCCTGGCTGCGGCACATCGTGATGCCGCACAGCTGGCGGCTGGCCGCCATCACGGACGCCACGTACTCCAACGGGGTCTGCATGATGGTCTCGCCGTCGAGCTCGCCAACGATGGCCGGCGCGTCGTGGTAGCTCCACTCGGCGGTGTTGAAGTCCTGTTCGGGCGGCGTGAAGAGGATCAGTCGGCTGCCAGGCAGGTAGTCGCTGGGGTTCATGTTGTTGAGCGCCCAGTCGCGGATCTCGCTGCTGTCCTCGAACAGCTCGGTCGTGTCTGCCAGTGCGGCGGCCAGGTCGGCGAATTCGTCCTTGTGAAGGTCGAGCATGTCCTTGGCGCGGTTCTCTGCGATGGCCTGGGTGGGCACCTCGAAAACGTGGCCCGAGCTCAGGGCGATTTGAATGAAGGGTTTCATGGGTTCCTCGTAGAAAACTTGATTGTATTTGAGTAAATTCAGGCGGCCTGATTGAATTTGACTATCGGTGCCGAAGTTCAATCGGTGGTGTCGATGGCGAATTCTTCATCGCTGACGCGGGTGATGAAAAGCTGCAGGCCAGACTCCAGCGCGCTCTGCTTGAAGGCCTCCAGCGTGGTGCTATCCAGGCACTCGATCCGATCCACGCACACAACCCCCAGGTCGGCCGCGCGCAGCTTGGCGACCTCGACGGCGATCTCCACCTGGGCGGCGGTGTTCAGGCGGTCGAACGGCACGCCGTCGCGGAAAATCTCGCCTTCGCGCACCTCCAGGCCGGGGATGGGCAGGCCGGACAGCAACTGCAGCTTGTAGTCGTCGATGGCCTGCAGCGCGGCGGTTTGCGTCTCGGCTTCGGTCTGTAGGGCGCCCAGCTCGGTGCGCATCACCTCGATGGTCTCCAGCGTCTGCTTGCGGCGGCCGGCGGCTTCGCGGTCGTTGCGGATGACCTGCAGCTGGGTTTGCAGGGGCTGCACGGCCTCGGCGTGGGTGGCGTTGGCCTTCTCGCGCGCTCCGGCGGCGCGGCGCTCCTGGTCCGCCAGCTCGGCGTTGATGGCGTCGACCTGCTTCTGGCCTTCGGTCTTGGCCTCGTCGATTTTGCGCTGCACCTCGGCGCGCACGGCGTCGATGTCTGCCTGGGCCTTGGTGCGCAGGCCGTCGAGCTTGGCGGTGATGCGGCCTAGCGTGCTGGCGCGCACGCCGTCGGCCTCGGCCACGCGCTGCGCCAGATCCTCCTCGTCGCCGTCCACGCCGGCCGGCGCTGGCGGCACGGCGGCCTCCAGCTGGTTGATGGTGGCGGCCTTTTCCTTGACCGCCCGGTTGGTGCCGGTGCGGGCGTCGAAAACCTGCTGGTGCACCTGGTTGATGACGTGCAGGGCATGCAAGCCCGGGGCGGCCTTCACCTCGATGCCGGCGATCTGCGCCAGGTGCTCGGTGTCGGCTTCGAGCGGCATGGCCTCCAGCAGCACGCGGGCGCGGTCCTTGGGCTTGGCCAGCAGGAATTCGACGGGGTTCACCGACAGCGCGTCGGTCAGCGCCTTGATGGCCTCGGCCGGGCGCGGCTGCTTCTTGCCGTCGCGGCGCACGGCGGTCGTGCTGGTGGCCTGGGTGACGGTCTTCGACAGCTCGGTGCCGTCGTCAAGCACGAGGACGATCTCGCCCTTGTCGGTGCCCTGGCGCAGCAGCGTGGCGTCATGTCCGCTGTTGAGCACGGCTTTGATGGCTTCGAGCACCGAGGTCTTGCCGGTGCCGTTGGGGCCGCTGATCTGGGTGAAGCCCTGGGGGCTCAGGTCGAGCTCCGAGATGCCCAGGATGTTGCGGATGGTGATGTGGTTGATTTTCATAGGGGTGAGGTTTCGATGGTGTGGACAAGGAATTGGACGCCTCGGATCAGCAGGCCCCACATGAGCAGGGACACCAGCAGGGCGAACACGAACGGATGCGGCGGCGGCGGGATGGTCACGGCTTCCACCAGCTCGGCAGCTGCAGGGGCAGGGCCTCGACGCCGTAGTCCGGCCACTCGCCAGAGCGCTTGTGCTCGACGATGCGCAGGAAGTCGCGGCGGCCCGCCGGCCGGGCCCGGACGATGTCCTCGGGCTGGGCGAAGTAGAGGCCGATGGCGTAAGGCGGCTCCTTCTCGACGGCCAGGAACACCCAGTGCGCTGGGTGCTCCACGAAAGCCGCGTCGAGCACGTCGTGGTACCACGCCACCTGCAGCGGGTAGCGGTAGTTCGCCGCCGACTTGCCGAAGCCCGCCGGGCTGGCGTCGTCGGTCGTCTTGACGTCGACGATGATGTCGCCCGCCAGGTAGTCGGTGCGGCACTTGATGAGCTCGCCGGTCTCTTTGTCGATCGCGTAGAACGACTGCTCGGCCTTGCCGCCTTGCAGCAGGCCGGCTGCCACGGGGTGCAGGTGCACGGCGTCGCGCACCGCCAGGCACGCCTGCATCTGGTCGTCGGTGAGAATGGTCTTGCCGGCGTGCTCGGCCACGAACGCCGCATACTCGGCCTTGCCGGCGTTGCTGCGGCGCTCGATGCCGGGGTTCGCCACGAACTGGGTGGTGAACAGGTCCGGCTCCAGGATGATGCTGTGCACGGCGCTGCCCAGCACTTTCGCGGGCGTCGGCTCCTCGGGCTCGCGGTCGGGGTTCAAGTAGTGATGCCAGTAGTGCCGTGGGCTGGCGCTGGCGATCTTGTCGAGGTGCGACTTCGAGATGCCGGGGCCCGAGTGGTAGGCCTCGTTGCTTTGCTCGACGAGGCCCAGTGGGTGGGGTGTCAAGACGCCGTCGGCGTCTGGCGTCAGAAATTGGGGTGTCGTCATGGTGCTCCGGCTGATCGAAAAAGATTTGATGCTGCAATTCTCAATCAAATTTGATTAAGCGGCAAGTATTCCTCACCTTGCTTGTCTCGCTTTCGCCACGTTGTTCATTGCGGGTGCTCGCGTTTTCACTGTTGATCATAAAAGATCATGCGAAAACTTTGGTCGGTTTGACCTAATACGGTACACTTCGCCAAATCGCACTTTCCGATCAACGAGCATGACCCAGACATTCACCGACGTGTTTCGCGAGCGCATCGCGAAAATCGAGGCCGACGCCAAGGCGAAGGGCCTCAACTGGACGACTATCTGCCAGAAGGCCGGCATGAGCCGCAGCACGCCCGACCGCTGGAAGCGGCGCCCGCCCAAGACGATCTCCGTCATCACCGAAGTGGAGCGCATCGTCGCTGAGCACCCGGCTCAGTAATCACAACCTTTTTTGAGGCGCGGACGGCTTGTTGATGCCGCGTTTTGTATGAACCAACCCGTTACCTTCGGCAGCGTTTGCTCTGGCATTGAGGCCGCGAGCGTGGCCTGGCATCCGCTGGGCTGGCGAGCTGCTTGGCTCGCTGAAATTGAGCCGTTTCCTGCGGCGGTGCTGGCGCACCACTACCCCGATGTTCCGAACCTGGGCGACATGACCAAGATCGCGGCGCTTGTGCGCAGCGGTGCGGTCCCCGCGCCCGATATCCTGGTGGGCGGCACGCCTTGCCAGGCCTTTTCCGTCGCCGGCCTGCGTGGCGGGCTTTCCGACCCTCGGGGCGCTCTGACGCTCGCCTACGTGAACCTCGCCAATGAAATTGATTCAGCTCGATCTGTTCGTGGAGAACAACCTTGTTCCGTCGTCTGGGAAAACGTCCCAGGCGTGCTCAGCAGTAAGGACAACGCATTCGGATGCTTTCTGGCAGGGCTTGCCGGCGAAAGCAGCGAACTTCAACCGCCAGGGGGAAAATGGTCAAACGCTGGTTGTGTGTTTGGCCCCCAAAGAGCAGTCGCGTGGCGAGTCCTCGATGCCCAATATTTCGGAGTGGCCCAACGACGCCGTCGTGTGTTCGTTGTCGCAAGTGCTCGAAACGGGTTCGATCCCGCAGCGGTTCTTTTTGAGTGGAACGGCCTGCGCCGGGATTCTGCGCCGAGCCGACAAGCGGGGAAAGTCGCTCCCACCATCCCTTCACGCAGCACTGCAGGCGGTGGCCTTGGCACCGACTTCGACTTAGACGGTGGGGTAATCACAATGGCTCACGGCCAAGGCGGGGCAGAAATTGGTTTTGACCGTGGCCCGTGCCTGACTTGCAACCATGAGGCACCGATTGCGGCGATCCCAAAGCCGGTGGCTCATGTCGAAATCATGCCAACACTGCGGGCAGGTGCGCCAAACGGTGGCGCTGGTCATGGCGCACGCTCCGGCGACTCGAAAGACGAGTACGTGGTGCCATGCGTGACTGGCGATATAGCCCATACGCTCAAGGCCGAAGGTTTCGACGCTAGCGAGGATGGGACGGGGCGAGGGACGCCGATTGTGCCGGTGGCGCAGGACGGCGTGCGCTACGCCTACTACAGCCACGACTATGCGAACGACCGCATCACCGACCCGGCTGGCGTCAACCCGGCGCTGACGGCCAGCACCACGGCCAGCGGGAACCTGAATGTGCTGGCGCCGGTGGGTGTGATCGCGCAGAACGGTTCAGACGTGCAGGCGGCATTCCTGCACACTGTGGGCACCATAGGCGCATCGCAGGCCAAGGGCACATCGGGCGACGTTATTGCCTTCCCAGCCAACCTGTCGGCCACCCAGCACGCCAGCACGGAGAACCTGAGCCCGGCGCTGGGGGCGCTAAATCCAACTGCGGTGGCGTTCCAACCAGGGAATCTGAAACGTGGCTGTGGTAGCGCTCCAAACACCGAGGTGTTCCCTACGCTTGCCGCAAGCCACGGGCGAGGCCAAAGCGACCAAGACCCACACATCGCTGTCGCCATGCAAGTGCGCCGCCTCACTCCCCGCGAATGCGAGAGATTACAGGGATTTCCTGACGATTACACGCTGATCCCGTGGAAGGCGCATCAGGCATGGGCAAAGCGCAAGGGCACCAGCGCAAGCGGTGTGTCATTTGAGGAATTTTTGATCCGCCTCACCGGCCGTGGGCTGCGCCAGCCCACCACACAGGATTGCCCGGACGGCCCCCGCTACAAGGCGCTTGGCAACAGCATGTGCGTGTTCAACATGCGTTGGATCGGCGTGCGGCTGGCCGCTCACTTGGAGCAGCTGGCATGAGCTCCAAGATCAGCCTGCGCGACTACCAGGAGGAGGCCGTCACCGGCATCCGCGTCGAGTACCGCCAAGGCCGCAAGGCCGTCCTTTTCGTGCTGCCAACAGGTGGCGGAAAGACCTACACGTTCAGCTACATCGCCAGCAGCGCCGCCGACAAAGGTCGGCCGACGTGCATCATCGTGCACCGCAAGGAGTTGCTGCTGCAGGCATCGGCGAGCCTGACCAACCTTGGCATCGACCATGGCCTGATCAGCCCCGACTTCACGCCCAAGAAGCACGCCATGGTGCAGGTGGCCAGCGTGGACACGCTGCTGCAGCGGCTCAAGAAGCAGGCCTACAAGTTCGGCCTGCTGATCTTCGACGAGGCCCACCACGTCATCGAGGGCAACAAGTGGGGGCGCGTCTACGAGCAGCTGGGCAAGCCGATCATGCTCGGCGTGACGGCCACCCCGGTCCGCACGGACGGCAAGGGCCTGGGCCTGCATGCCGGCGGCCTGTTTGAGGCCATGGTGCTCGGCCCCAGCGTGGTCGAGCTGATCAGCCGCGGCATGCTGATCAATCCCCACGTCTACGCCAGCCCATTCGTGCCCGAGGGGCTGGACGCGGCCAAGACCAACCGCGACGGATCCGACAACCTGCAGGCCTTGGCCGCCCTGGTCGACAAGCCCAAGATCACCGGCAGCGCGGTCGAGCACTACAGCACGATCTGCCCTGGCCGGCGCGCGATCGTGTTCTGCACCAGCATCGAGCACGCCAAGCACGTAGCGGCCGAGTTCAACGCCGCCGGCTACCGCTTCGACCTGCTGGTCGGCGCGCCGCACATGAGCGACAGCGAGCGCACGGCGGTCAACCAGCGCCTGCGCCGCGGCGAGATCCACGGCGCCTGCACTGTCGATCTTGTAAGCGAAGGTTACGACCTGCCCGACCTGGAGGTCTGCATCATGCTGCGCCCCACAGCCAGCGAGGCACTGTTCCTCCAGCAGGTCGGCCGCGTCATGCGCCCGAGCCCGGGCAAGAACGAGTGCTGGCTGCTCGACCACGTCGCCAACGTCGGCGCGCTCCACAACGGCGAGTTCAAGCGCAAGCACGGCCTTCCCAACGAGGAGCGCGACTGGACGCTGGACGGACGCAAGAAGCGGAAAAAGAAGAAGGCCGACGAGGACGAACTGCCCGAGGAAAAGGTCGAGATCAACCAATGCCCGAAGTGCTTCACCGCGCACGCGGCCGCCCCGAAGTGCCCCGGCTGCGGCCACGTCTACGAGGTCAAGGCTGCGCGCAGTCTGCAGCAGGTCGACGGCGAGCTGCAGAAAATCAGCGCCGAGATGCAGGAGAAGATGCGCCAGCAGGAGATGGCCCGCCAGCGCACCGCCCAGGCCGCTGCCAAGACCGTCGAGGACATGATCGCCCAGCTCGGCTACTCGCGCGGCCGCGCCGAGGCGGTCGTCAAGCACCGCGAGGAGAAGGCCGCCATCCGGGTCTCGCTGATCAACGACCTCCGCACCTGGCAGCAGCAGACCGGGCAGACCCCCTGGGACACGTTCGGCATCTACCTGTCCGACCTCAAGGCCTACAAGCCCAAGGCCCTCAAGGAGCTGCGCGAGCGCTTCGACGAACACTGCGCCGAGTACCGGCGCCGGCAGGGCGTCATCGTGGACCGCCCGGGTGACGATCAATCATTCGGCGACTTCGCGCGCGCCGCTGTAGCGAATTCCCAACCCTCGGGCCAAGAGCCCGCATTTTGAAAGTAGACAATGGCTGATTTGAACCTCTGCGTATTCATCGGGCGCCTCGGCCGCGACCCCGAGCTCAAGCACTTCGCCAGCGGCGACGCCAACTGCAACGTCTCGCTCGCCGTGGGCAAAAAGTGGAAGGACAAGCAGTCCGGCGAGACCCGCGAGCAGACCACCTGGGTGCCCTGCGCGTTCTTCGGCAAGACCGCTGAGCTGCTGGCGCAGTACGCCCGCAAGGGCAGCCAGATCCGCGTGAATGGCGAGTTCTCCGTGCGCAAGTACACGGACAAAGACGGCAACGAGAAGCAGATCACCGAGATCCGTGTGGCTGATTTTCAGCTGCTGGGTGCTCGCCCCGATGGCGACCAGGGCGGCCAGCGCGCGGCCGCGCCGGCACCGGCCCGGGCGCCTGCTGCGGCGCCGACCCGCCAGCAGTCCATGGACGAAGACGTGCCGTTCTGAGGACCGCCATGGCAATCACCGCCCCTGAACTTCTGGAGCGTGCCGCCGGTCACATGCGTGACCGCGCCGCGACCTACGACAAGCCCGAAGGCGAGCGCTCGATGGCGCAGACCGTGGTGGCCTTCAATGCCGTGACCGGCCGCGACCTCTCCGAGGCCGAGGGCTGGCTGCTGCTGGACATTCTCAAGCAGGTGCGCCTGTTCACCCGCCCGGGCTTCCACGCCGACAGCGCCGAGGACCACATTGCCTACGCCGCGCTGATGGCCGAGGCCAAGGCCAAGGAAGCCTGATGCGCGAGTCCACCACCCAGCGCTCCATCTGGCTCCGCGCGGCCGCCCTGGCCGGCGTGGTGCTGTTCCGCGCGAACAGCGGCAAAGCCTGGCTGGGCAACGGCCCGCCGCGCCGCCTGGTGGACGGCAGCGTCGTGCTGGCCGGCGCTCGCCCGGTGGCCCTGGGCCTGGCGCTCGCCAACGGCAACCCCGTCGTCGGCCAGGGCGACCTGCTGGGCTGGCGCACGATCACAATCACGCCCGACATGGTCGGCTGCCGGGTGGCCGTGTTCCTGTCGGTGGAGTGCAAACGCACCGACGGCGGCCGCACCAGCGCCGACCAGCGCCACTGGATGGAGACGGTGCAGCGCGCCGGCGGCATTGCCGGCGTCGCCAACACGCCCGAGGCGGCGGTGAAGATAGTCGAAGGCTATCGCCCGCAGCCTGGCGATTGGTTTGAAGCAGCATCGGCGGTGCCTAGATGACCGCATAATCGAAGGTCCAACAACAAGTTAGCGGTGGGCTAGGGTAGCTCCCGAAAAGCGCTCCTGCTGGCGCCTGCTCACCGCCCCTTACAGCAGCTTTCTGGAATGGCAGCACCCGGATGAGAAGAACAACACCGCATGCAGTGGGGAGACTGTATGCAAAATGAGCAACAGGTTATCGAATCCTTCCGACGCGCAATGGCCGAACAGGGCATCGTCGTGTCGGGTCACATCGAAGCCGATGGAAAGTTCCACCGTGTCCACGTAGACGGCGACAAGCGCGGCGCCAAAAACGGATGGTTCGTCCTTCATCTCGACGGCACGACCCCGGCCGGCGCCTTCGGCTGCAACAAGCGGTTCGGCACCGACGCCAAGTTCACCTGGGCCGGCGAAACCCGCGAGTTGAGCCCAGAGGAGCGGCGCGCCTGGGCCAAGAAGATGGCCAAGCAGAAGGCCGAGCGCGAGGCCGCCGAGCTGCAGCGCCGCGAGATGGCGGCCGCCGAGGCTGAGCGCATCTGGGCGGCCGCCAGCGAGTGCACCGAGCACCCCTACCTGACCCGCAAGGGCGTGAAGTCTCACGGCCTGCGTGTGGGCTTGTGGGAGAAGGCCGACCCTGACACCGGCGAGGTGCACGTCATCTCGAAGCAGGCCCTGCTGGTCCCGATCCGCGACACCAAGAAGCGAGTGCACAGCCTGCAGGCGATTTTCGCCGGCAAAGCCATGGGCGGGCGCGACAAGGACTTTTTGTCGGGCGGCGCCAAGGAGGGGCTGTTCTACTCGATCGGCAAGCCCCAGGAGGTCGAGCACCGCGGCGAGCAGCGCAAGGTCATCCTGATCGGCGAGGGCTACGCCACCATGGCGAGCGCGCACGAGGCCACCGGCCACGCCTGCATCGTGGCGTTCGACGCCGGCAACCTGGTGCCCGTGGCGCGCGCCATTCGCCGGTCCTTCCCCGACGCGCTGCTGGTGTTCGTCTCCGACAACGACCAGTGGACCGGCCCAACGCCTGAGTTCCCCAACACGCCCGAGAACCCCGGCCTGACCAAGGCGCGCGAGGCTGCCCGCCTGACCGATGGCTTGGTGGCGTTCCCCGACTTCGCCCACGACGCCCCGGGCAAGCCGACCGACTTCAACGACCTGCATGCGGCCCAGGGCCTCGACGCCGTGCGCGCTGCCATCGAGGCCGTGCTGCACCCGCCAGCGCGCCCGGCGCCTGCACCGCAGCCCGAGCCGGCCGCCCCGGTGGCGCCGTGGGAAGACGACCCCGACGACGCACCCGACGAGACCCTGGCGGCCCCGCTGCCCGAGCCCGTGGCAGGCGCCGACGACCCCATCGGCCCCGAGGCCAACAGCTACTTCACCGTCCTGGGCTACGACCGCAAGACCTACTACGTCCTCCAGCACCTCAAGAAGCAGATCGCCGAAATCTCGGCCGGCGGCATGAGCGAAACCGGCCTCATCGAGCTGGCCCCGCTGAACTGGTGGGAGCTCGAATTCCCTGGCGGCAAGGCCAAGTTCGACACCAAGATGGCCGCCGAATTTCTGATCCGCACCGCCGAGAAGAAGGGCATTTTCGACACCGAGCGGATCCGGGGGCGCGGCGCCTGGCTCGACGCCGGCCGCGTCGTCTACCACCACGGCAGCCACCTGTCCGTGGACGGTGCCCGCACCGCGGTGACCAGCATCCAATCCAGCTACGTCTACGAGCTCGCCAAGAGCATGCAGATGCCGGCCGAGGTCATGCTCAGCGACGACGACGGCAAGTGCATCGTGGACGTCATCAAGATGTTCCGCTGGGGCGTGAGCGGCAGCGCGCTGCTGTTCGCGGGCTGGATCGCGCTGGCGCCGATCTGTGGCGCCATCCCGTGGCGCCCCCACGTCTGGCTGACCGGCGGCGCCGGCTCGGGCAAGTCCACGCTGGCCAAGTTTGGCCATGCCATGCTCAAGGGCACCGACGTGTTCGCCCAGGGCAACAGCTCAGAGGCCGGCATTCGCCAGCGCCTGCGTGCCGACGCCCGGCCCGTGGTCATGGACGAGTCCGAATCGAACGAGGAGGGCGACGCCAAGCGGATCCAGTCCATCCTGGGCCTGATCCGCCAGGCCTCGACCGAGTCCGACGCCGAAACCCTCAAGGGCACGACCGACGGCTCGGGGATGACCTACCACATCCGCAGCATGTTCTGCCTGGCGTCGATCCAGGTCGCGCTCAAGCACAAGGCCGACATCGACCGCCTGACCGTGCTGTCGCTGCGCTCGGGCAAGTCGAGCGACAGCGGCGAGTGGCTGCAGATCAAGGAGGCCATGTACCAGCTGACCGACAAGGACGCCACGATCCGCGCGCGCCTGCTGCGCCGCTGCATTGACATGCTGCCCGTCACGCTCAAGAACATCGAGGTGTTCAGCGCCGCCGGCGCCGACTTCTTCGGCAGCCAGCGCGACGGCGACCAGTACGGGGCCCTGCTGGCCGGCGCCTGGTCGCTGATGTCGCAGAAGGTCGCCACGCCCGAGCAGGCCCGCAAGGTGTTCGCCAGCCACAACTGGCACGACCTGCGCGACAACCACGACACCGACGAGTCGCAGAGCGCCCTGCAGGCCCTCCTTGGCTCCCTGGTGCGCATCAAGGGCGGGATCGAGGTCAGCGTCTACGAGCTGGTGTGCGCGGCGTCTGGGCGGCCTGTGGCGTCCCTGGACGTCAACGACGTCACCGCCGAGGCGATCCTTCAGCGCCACGGCATGCGGGTGAAGGACGGCTACCTCATGCTCGCCAACGGCCACAAGGAGATCACGGCGCTGATGCAGGGCACCACGTTCGAGGCCGACTGGCGCGGCGTGCTGGCGCGCGTCGAAGGCGCCGACAAGAACGGCAACAACCCGGCGCGCTTCAACGGCGTCCTGACCAAGTGCATCCGCCTGCCGCTGTCTGGCATCCTCGTCGAGTCCGCCGTGGGCGAGCGCGAGCCTGAGCCGGCGTTCTGACCTGGGCGCCTGCCCAGCCACAGCCCCCGCCTGAAAACGGGGGCTTTTTCATGCCTGGGCCTAGAGTGGCCATGCGGCGCGCCGTCGCCGGCCAGTCGCAGTGGATGAGCCTTCGGCCTGGCCGCGCCGGCTGGAGATGGCGCGCTATCAATTCGGTAGTGGATTGCTCTCGCCCACCCTGGGCCCAGGACGCAAAAAAGCCCGCGCGAGGCGGGCTGGTTCGTGGGGTTTGGTGGATCAGCGGGTCGGCATCAGCAGCTTGGCCGCGATGGCCGCCAGCCACAGCAGCTGGGCCTTCTCGCCGCCCGACAGCGGGCTGCTCAGGGCGTTGAAGAACATGTAGTCGAGGGTTGCCAGGGCCGCCAGGGCGGCGATGGCGAGGGGGATCTTGGGGGTGGTTGTCATGCGCGTTCTCCTTGGGTGATGGGGATGGCTTTCAGCGTGCCGTTGGCGATCTCGCTGGCGTAGGGTTTCAGCTCGGCCTCGGTGTACCGGCCGGCGTAGGTCGTGTCCTTCGTGTAGCCGCAGTAGTTGGCCCGGAAATAGCAGTCGTGCTTGTTGCTGAAAATGTGGAACAGCTGGCCGCCGTCCGGGAACAGCACGTTTTTCAGCACCTCGGCGCGCTTGAAGTCCATGCGCGCGACGGCCTTCTGCAGCTCCTGCTCCAGACGCTTGCGGCGCTCGCGCTGGTTGCGTTTCAGGCGCAGGTGGTCGGGCTGGCGGGTGAAGATCTCGCCCGTGTGGCAGTACACCAGCCCGTAGCGGCCCGTCACGATCTGCCAAGCGCTGTTGAGGTCGTAGTAGGCCGTGCCGGTGATGACGCGGCCCTTGTAGTCCAGGGCCCAGACGTGCGCGCCGTGTTCGATGGTGCCGCCGTCGGCCGCGATCGCGTTGCTCTTCATGCTGATCTCGGCGCGGTCCAGCGCGGGCTTGTAGTGGCCTGTGGTGCGGCGGTCGTGAGCCGCCTTCTCGTAGGCGGTCAGGCCCATGAGGCCCATCTTGGGGTAGCGCTCGGGCTCGAATTCGTAGCCGGTGAACACGTTCATCAGGTACTCGCGGATCCGGCGGCGCGTGCGCTCCATTTCCAGGCGAAGCGGGTAGGGCATGCACGCCTCTTTGTCGCGCTCGTAGCGGCCCTCGTGATCCGAGCGCGTCGGGCAGTTCACAGACTGGAACATCTGCAGCGTGATGGTGCGGCCGCTGATTTCAAGATCGGCTTTCAGGTCGCCCTTCACGCAGAAGCGCTTGCGCTCCCGAGACCAGCGCTCGACGTTGCCGCCGTAGTGCTTCACGCTGTGGAGGTTGATAGGTGGCATGGTGCAGGTCCAGCCGATGCGGTTCAGCGTCTGTACGATGCGGGCGAACACCTCGCGCTTGAACTTCTGCTCCCACTTCACCTTGGGATCCCACTCGCGGGGGATGCCTTCCTCCCAGACGCTCAGGCTGGCGTCGCCGAAGTGAATTTCGCCCTCGCGGGCGATGCGTCCGGTGGTCTTGGTCATGCCACACCCCCATGCCGTTGCGTGATGCTCAGCAGCTCGGCGCTCGGCTCCTTGCCCAGGTCGCGCAGCAGCGCAACCAGCTCGCGGGCGAGGATGTGCGTGCGGTCACGCCTGGCGAGGTTCGACGCCGGCGCCGGCGTCAGCTCGATACCGGTGGCCTCCATGGCCTTGCCGACGCTGCTGTCCGATACCTCGAAGCCCAGGCCGGCGCTGGCGCGCTTGGCGGCCTCTGGTCGGTTGTGCACACCGTCGAGGTTGGCGGTCTTGATCCACTCGCACAGCTGGTAGAACTGGGCGTGGGTGAGGTGGTTGCGTTCGATTTTGGTCATGGGTGGGACGGCCGGAGGTGCCGGCGGGGTTGCTGGAATCGGGGTGGGCTCGGGCGCCGCGGTCGGCTTGGAGACGGCCTGCGCCAAGGCCTGGGCCACTGCGGTAAGCGGAGCCTGGTTCTCGCGGGCGAACCGCAGGAACTCATGCAGCTGGTTTTTGTCGCTGCGGTAGTCGCTGGGCGATCGGGCGACGGAGAACTTCCGCCGCGCCTCGTTTGGGGCCTCGACCGTCACCTGGATGTGACCGCTGCCCGTCGAATTGGTGGAAAGCAGAACGAGGCCGCTGCGGCGGATCATGGCCTCGATCTCGCGCTGACGTCGCGCGGTCATTCCGACGCTCCCGGGGCGGCTTCGCTGGGCTGCTGCTCGGGTTGCGGCGGCGCTTCGGCAGGCTGGTTGAGGCGCTGCCAATGCTCCAGCCACAACCCGGGCTCGGCGTCGTCGCGCATCGGCATGATGACGGCGGCGGCCTCGGGGATGCGGGTGTAGGTCACCAGGGCGCCGAGATCCTTCCCGAGCTGCCGGATGGCCACGCCGCAGCCCTTCGACCGCACGTCGCTGGGGATCGCCTTGGCGATCAGCTCCAGGTAGGTAGCGCTCAGCACGCCCAGGTGCTGGCCCTGGGTGGCGCGGATCTTCCGCAGGTCCGGCACCGCTCGGGCGACATCGGGGAACTTGCCTTCGACTTCCCAGGGTGGTGCCGACCTGCTACCGGCGTAGGCGCGGTCGCCGTTGGCCTGCACGAAAGCCTCGCAGTCTTCAATCTCCTCCGGGCCGTCGAGGCGAATGACCGCTAGCCGGTTGTCGACCACCTTCACGATGCCGCCCTTGGCCGCCGCCGACAGCAGGCCCGGTGTGGTGCGGATGATCACCTCGCGGTCGGTGCTGCCATTGGCGTCGCGCCAGATGCCCATGGCATGGCCGTTGGTGGCGGCCACCAGCACGCCGCCGCCGGCCTCGGCCGGCATGGGCTGCACGTGCACGCCGTTGAGGTAGTAGCGGATGTCCTGCTTGGCCTGGAAGTGCGCGCAGAAGGCGAGCGCGCGGGCTGAGATTTTGATGTTCATGGTGGTTGGGGTTAGGCGTTGGTGGTGCCGGTCACCGGCTCCATAATCCGCACCGGCACGGACAGGAACGGTGCGCCCGGATCGTTCGTGCGGGTGATGGCGGCGTGGGGCTCGCCGGAAAACCGGGTGTCGTCGCCCAGGATGCCGTAGGTGTTGCCGTCGAACGGGTAGACGATGGCGCCAGCAGGAAGGTCGGCGAAGGCTTGCGTGAGTCGGTAGGTGGTCATGGTGTGATGGGCAGTCAGGCCCGGGTTGGGCTGTTCTTGAAGTCGCGGTAGGCCTGGCCGTAGGCGCGGCGCAGGTCGAGCCCGGTGGCGCAGCGGCGCCCACGGCCCTGCCCGGCAGCAATGCACGTTGGGCAGGCGAAGTGGTGCGCGTGGTAGGCCCGCGCGGGGCCCGCAACGCTGTCGGGGAGGGCGGCCGATGGGCGGGCCATGGTCAGGCGGTGAAGCTGAGCACCAGCACGTAGGCGAGCGATACGCCGATGCCGGCTGCGAGCACCAGGCCGGCCAGCGCCTCGCCGAAGCGGTTGCGCGCCAGGTTGGCGATGTCTGCGTGTTGGCGGTGGGGGTTCATGATCGGGTCCTCAAATAAAATCAATCAATGCCTGTATTGTGCTCTTATTTGATCAGTTTTGGTGTTGTGTTTGCGCAAATTTGATCAGATTGCGCATGATGTTCGGCGGCGATGCGCGCCCGGTACTGATCATCGACCCACACGACGTTCAGCGGCGGGTGCTGGCCGTGGCGGTCGTGCCAGCACCACACGCTGCACCTGCAGTCGTAGGCCAGGCTGTGGCGCTCGAACAGGTGGGCCAGCGCCAGTTTGAAGGTGAAGGTGTAGGGCTGCAGCGGCACGGGATTGATCATCCAGGCCATGCGGCCATCGATGATGGTCTCGACCGCCCAGCCGGCGGGCGTGGGGGCTGTGGCGCTGGGGCGGTGGCTGCCGTCGGGGTGGATGGTGGCGTTCATGACAGCAGTCGCTGGGCGTGGTTCGCGTAGACCGCCTGAGCTTTCCAGTACGCGGCCATCGGCGCTTTGTGCGTGGCCCATGCCTTGTTGGCGCGTGCGCGACAGTCGGCGCTGAGATCCTTGAGCAGGGCGCGCAGTGCGGCCTTTGCCTCGGGTGGTAGCGTCTGCATGGCCTGGGCCGATGGCAGGTGCACCAGCGGGTTGCGCACATCGGGGGATGAAGATCGAGTCATGGCAGGTTCGGCTTTCGCTGCCGGCGCAGGGCGCGCAGCCGCAGGAAGTGATTGATGCGTGGATGGCTGTTCCAGAGGTGGCGCAGCGGGTCGATGCGGCTCGCGGCGATGGCCTGCGCGCGCTCGTCTCGGTGTGGGCAGCAGCGCTCGCAGTCGGCGTCGCCGGGGCCTCCGCGTTCGCCGTAGTCGTACTGGCCGCAGACGGTGCAGCGGTAAACGCCCTGGCCGCAGTGGTCGGTGAGGTCGTGTGGGCAACCTCTGCCGCCTTCGCCTTCGGTGGACCACTGGTGCCGGCCAGTCTGGCAGGCGGTGCTGCCCAGCTCGGTGCTGGCCTCCCTGATGAGGGCGTCGAGGGTGGTGGTCATGCTTAACTCCGCGCAGTCAGCGCCACCAGCGCAGCAGCGTGCGCGGCGGCAGCCTCGCGGGTGGGGTGCAGGAGGCCTCGGTTTAGCAATGTGGGTAGCACTGCGCGAATCAACCCATCGACATCTGCTTCGCCGACCATGTTGTCGCCAGCAACGCAAAAATCCGGCCACCAGACGGTGGTGCCATCGGCCGGCATCTCCCGCAGTGGCTCGGGCACGTCGATGTCGCCGATGCGGACGGTGCGGGGTTTGATGCGGTAGCGGGTGGGGTGGTAGCCGGCCCGGGCGATCTCATCCAGCGTGACGTCGGTGGGCTGGTATTTCCATTGTCCGGCGGTGTCTTGCCACTGAACTGCCTGGCCATCGGCAATGGCGCGCAGGATGTGGGCGTAGGGGTGGGGGGTGGTGGTGGTCATGCCAGCAGCTCCTGGGGCACTTCCACCTCGGGGCCCAGCTTGCTGGCGACGTAGCAGCGCATGGCGGCGATGAGGGCGGTGGGGCCGGAGAAGCGCTGGCGGCGCTTGTATGCTTCGTGCGGGTAGTCAGGGTAATGGTGCGGATTGCGCCAAGTGAATTCGTGCCAATCAGAGCGCTGGCCGTCACCCACGTCCGCCTGAGCCATGGCATACCAAATGCCGCTGCCGTGCTTGCGGGTAGCGATGCCCTCCCGCTCGATGATGGGTCCGCCTTGCTCCCCCGCGTGCGAGGGCCGCCAGTCGCGGCCGAAGCGCATGTCGAACAGCGTTTTGCTTTCAACGTCGATGACAACGGCTTTCGATTTTGCGCGGCGGATCAGCACCTCGGCGTCGATGAGGCCGCAGGCCTTCGCCACAGCCCAATCGAGCGCGGCGCCGGTGAGGTCAGAGGTTTTAATGGTGCTCATGGTCTTGGCCGGGCCTGTCCCGGCGGGGGTGAGGGGTAGCCGCCTGTCGCGCGGCTGGGGCTGGCGGTCTGGTGGTCAGGAATCGAAGCCGAACACGAACCGCACCTGACCGTGCTCAGCCTGCAGGCGTGCCACCTCGTCGAAGAAGTAGGCCAGCTCGCCGCGCAGGCCCTGCTCCCATTCGCAGCGGATGTGCGTCCAGTTCGTGTTGGCTTCGCGCTCGGGCGCGTTGTCGTTGACCAGCACGACGCCATGGCCGCCGATGCCGCCGCAGTAGCCGAAATCGGGCGGCGATTTCTTGTCCCAGCTCTCGTAGTTGGCGCGGTCAAAGATGCCGGTCTGGATGACGGTCGGCGCGGTCGCGTACCAGTCCAGCATCTCGGCGCCGGTCAGCCAGCTGTGGCTGTGGTCGCCCATCCAGAGTTCGAGCGGGTTTTCGCCTTCTTCCAGACACTCAGCAGTCCTGTACTCGCGACGACGCGGGTCGATGTCCTCCAGCTTGCCGACGACGTGCATGTCTTCGTCAACCGGGAAGCCTTCGGGGTAGCCGCGCGGCTCCGCGATGGGCTCGACCGGCTCGCCGGTCTTGACGCCGGCGAATCCACGGCCGTTGCGCACGCCGGCCAGGACGGCGAACAGCTGGTAGTGGCGGCTCTGCTCGTAGTTGCTGGGGATGTCTTCCCAGGTGTTGGTGGTGGCGTCGTGGCGTTGGAAGACGCCGTGGATGTCGGTTCCCATAGTGTGTGGTGGTGGTTGCCCCGGAAAATCCCGGCGCATGGATTGGTCCATGCGTGGGGGCTCTCTGCCCGACAGCACCGGCTCGCGGCGCTGTGCGGTGGGGTCAGCGCTCGATGGCGGTTTGCGTCAGCCCGCCCGCTGCGGCGGCCACGGCGCTCTGCGGCTCGTCGCTGTTCAGGCCGTAGGCGGCGGCGAAGGCGGCTTGATTGGCGTGGTATTCGACCGGGCCAACACGGGTAACCACTGATTCAATGCGGTCAAAACGGTGCAGCGGTCCTTTGCCGATATGCACAGCCCCAGCGTCGTCTTGGCGCACATCCGCCCATTCGGTGCTGCATGGCATCTGCGCGCGGCACCACAAAGCGCCACCCACATTGTTCAGCGCGCACATGGCGCTGTAGACGGCTTCGGCTTGGGACTGGGTGAGGATCATGGTGGGCTCCTGGGTTGATTGCACTGGACTGCCCGGCGCGCCAGGCAGTGCGGTGGAATCAGGCTCCGGCCAGCTCCAGTTTCTCCAGAACGCTGCGCGCCTGCTGCGCGATGCGCGTGTCGCCTTTCAGCATGGCGACCAGCAGCAGGGTGCGGGCCTGTTCAGCGGTGTTGACGGTGTATCCAGCGACTGCGTACATGGTGGGCTCCTGAGTGCTTTGTTTCGACACCCTTAATTTAATCCAATTTGGTTAAGTCGTGTGTTGTATTTACGCAAATTTGAGCAGCTATCGCGCTGATCCGACCAGCTATCGCGCTATCGACTACTAGCGTGATAGTGGGCTAGTGGGTGATAGCGCGCATGCGTGGCGTGGCTTAGCGTGGCGTGGCGCCCCGCGCCCTCACTCTGCCGCTTGCGCCGCATCGGCCCGGTACACCATCATGCTGCCGTCGTCCTGCAGCCGGCATCGGATGCGCCAGCCCGTGCGGCGGGCCTTGGCGGACACGGCTTGGCGAACGTTGTTCTGCTCGCTGGGCGGCACGGTGAACCGCAGCTCACGATCGTCGGCCAGCCGGTCGAGGCCGTACTTGTCGGATCTTGGCCGGGTTGAGGTCAGGGCCTGGGCCCGCCGGTCGGGGCTGGGTGCACGGGCGACGAGGTCGGGCCGGAACACGCGCAGGCGGCCGGGCTCCAGCAGCTGGCAGCTCACAGGCATGGCGTGGCGGGTGCTGTACTGGGATGCGGCCAGCCGGATGCGCTGGAGCTCGGGGGGCGAGCCTTCGAGCACCAGCTCGGGCTCGTGGTGCAGGCGCTCCAGGCCGTATTTCGTCTGGCGGGCAACGTTCTGCCCATCTGCCAGCATGGTGACGCGCAGCCCGCCATCCTCAGTGGCGCAGGTGTACCGGGCGGCGCCGGTCTTGTTCAATTTCGAGCAGTGAATGCGCACCATCTGGTGCAGGCTGCCGGGCCCCCCGATAACGACCGATTCGCCGGGCCGCAGGGCGTTGACGTCGGCCTTTGCCTTGGCCGATGGGGGCTCTGCGAGCCTGGTTGCTGTGACCACGCCATCCCGCTCGGTGGTCTCGTAGTGGATGCTTCTCAGTTTTCCGAAGCTGGAGATCACATAGATTGTCTCCCCCGGGGTGGCCCCGTGGGGGTTGATCACGGCCGATTCGCCGACGGCGAGGCGGACGATCTGGCGGCGAATGTTGAGTTCAGTAGCGCTCATGGTGGTATCAGTTTGGGTTTTTGGTATCCGAAGAAACCCAGCATCCATGCGGGTTTCCGGGCGTTTTGTGGGTCGGCGTTACCTGCTACCGGCCATCACAGTCAGACAATATAGATTAAAAAAGGAACACAGTAAAGTACAACATCACATAATTACATCATATAAGTACAATATACATTACATTATATATTCTCTCTCCTTCTTATAACTTATTTATTTAAAGTAACAAGTAACATAACAACAGGGGGTTACGGTCCGGCCTGGATTTTTCGCGTAACCGGGGTGGGTTACGAGGCGGTATCGCGAGTAACGAGGGGGCGCAACGGTCACGGAAGGTCACGGGAGGGCTGTGGAGGTCTTGGGAGTGCTGGTTGTGCCGTTTTTGATCATGGAAAAACACTTGATCAAATCGGGCGGAATTCACTTAGAATTCCCTCAATTTTGGTTAAGTTGGGGGTCTGAGTGGTCGAGTACACAAGCAATCCGGCGCTGCCGGGCAAGGCGATGTTTCGGTGCGATCGGATGCGGGCGACGCTGAGCACGGCGAGCTGCGCCAGCATGTGGCGGCGGGAGAACGACCTGAACGACGGCAGCCATGCGGCGTGCAAGTGCTGCCCGTTGGGGGCGGTGCATGCCGGCGAGGTGGCGGCCAGCATGAGCCCTCTCAAGGGCACGCTGACCTGCGCCCGGTGCCATCGTTCGGCTGGGCGGTTGATCGGCGGCATGCACTGCGTGAGCTGCTACAACCGGGCCCGGGAGGTGTTGCGCGGCCGCAACGCGAAGGGCACGGCGCCCGTGAAGGCCAGCGGCCTGGCGTGCCGGCGCCTGCGGTTCGACGCCAGCGGCGACCTGCGGCAGCTGCGCATGGAGCAGTCGGCCGACATGGACGAGCTGATCGTGGCCACGCTGCGCGACAGCCGCCAGCGGGTGTTCTTCGGCTTCGCGGCGCAGGTGCCGGCGGCCGTCCGCCAGGCGCGGCTGTGGTGAGGCCGAAGGCATGACAAGCACCCACCCCACAGACCCCCTTGAAAAAATCGCTCCACGGGCCGCGCAGACCCCTTCCCGGGGAAAGAATGGCGACACCTTTGCCTGGGCGATCACCGACCACGTGTGCCGCAGCTGCTTCGGTCGCATCCTGGCGCGCGAGACCTTCGACCATCGGCGCATCTACCGCTGCAGCAACTGCGGCATCGAGCGCGAGGGTCGCACCGAGGCGGCGGTCTGCTGCTGCGGCATCAAGCTCAAGAGCGGCGCCGACCTGGGCGTGCGGTGCCAACGCAACCCGGACCCGCGCCCTGAATTCCCGAGCGAGGTAGTGGCCGCTGCCGTCGAGCTTCCAATCAAAAACTGATCTGCAATCTGTTTTCACACATGAAAAAAACCAAGCGCGGCAAGGGTTTTGCCGCAAACAGTGGAGGCCTCGGGCGCAGCTCGGGCGCGAAGAAACCCGAATTGATCAAGTCGGCCGGCATGCGCTGCGCCATGTGCGGTCGCCGCCTGGCGCGCGCTGCCGCCCTGGTGCAGGGCCAGCCGGTCGGCCCGGCGTGCGCCGTGTCGGCGGGATTGGTCGAGGCCCGGGCTGGCGTGGTCACCCGCGATTCCCGCACGCTCGACCTGTTCGGAGGCGCCCATGCGTAGCCCCAGCAGCATCGAGCGTTACCGCCTGGACAGCACGGCGGCCCAGATCCGCATTGGCCGCTTCTTGGCGACCCTGGCCGAGCCCCGCACCCGGAACGAGCTGGCCGAGCTCCTGCACTGCTCGACAAAGACCGCGCAAATTTACCTGGGCTTCCTCATGGAGGACCAGCGGATCCACGTACACGACTGGCGCCGGGATCACCCGGGCACGCCGAGCGCGGTCTACCTGGCCGGGCCTGGCGTCAACAAGGCGAGACCCCGGGCCCAGACGCCACGCCAGAAGGGGCGCCGTTACCGCGAGCGCCACCCCGACCGTTGCGTCGAGGTGGTGATGCGCAAGCGCATCAAGCGCCTGGAGCCCCAGCGCTCGGATGACGTGGCGATGCCGTTTGGGGCGGCGTGACACCACAATCCCGCCCATGACCGACGACGACCTGCCCCCACCCTTCACCCTGCCGCCCGAGGACGCGCACCCGGCCATCATCGCCGCGCGCGTCATGGGCTACCCCGAGCACCAGCACCTGCGCGACAACGAGGTGGCGTTCGGGTGGCTCATGCGGGCCACGCCCAAGGAGAAGGGCAACAAGATCGAGCTGGGCAGCGTGCACGACGTCAAGACCATGTTCCAAGGCGGGTTCAAGGACCTGGGCCTGCAGCTGCTGCAGGGGCTGCTGGGCGAGCTGCCGCAGTTCCTGGTGGTCATCAACGCGCCATGGTGGGGGCAGGCCAGCGACGAGGAGCGCGAGGCCCTGGTGTTCCACGAGCTCTGCCATGTGCAGCAGGCCATCGACCATTTCGGCAGCCCGAAGTTCGATCGCGATGGCCTGCCAGTGTTCAAGTGCGTTGGCCACGACGTTGAGGCCTTCCGGTCCGAGGTGGTGCGCTACGGCCAGTGGACCCCCGACCTGGCCGACTTCGTGGCCGCAGCAAACCGGAGCTGACCCATGCCGCTACCCTTCGCCATCTGGATCTGGTGGTCTGCCGTGCTGGGCCTGCCGGCGTGGTGGAAACACGACACCGAAGATAACCAAAAAAGCGCATAATCAAGGCACCGCCCCGGCCGGTTGCCGGGATGCTTCTGCCGGGCGACACCCGGCCAAAAACCATGAACGACGAAACCAAAGGCGCAGTCGCCGTCGAGCAACCCCAGGATGCCCAACAATCCCCTGGCTTGGATCTGGACGACGACACCCCGCTGGCCCCGGCCTGCGACCTGAGCGGCGAAGGCAGTTGCGAGGCCTGTCAGTGATGAGCGCCGCCGATCAAGCCCTGGAGGCCGAGCTGCCTGAGGTGCCCGAGGCAAAGGCTCGCCGCGTCCGAATTGAGGGCAACGGCACGAGCTTTGGCACTCGCATCGTCGATACGGAAACCGGTAAACGACTGGACTTTGTGCGTGGCTACACGCTGACCCAGCGCGCGGGCGAGTCAGCCAAGGTGACGATTGAGCTTGAAGTCCCCTGCGTTTCGCTGGAGTGCGACGCTATGGTGCATGAGCGGCTGGCACGGGAAGCTGCTGCCGGCCTGTACGCCATCGTCCGCCAGTTCATCGACGACAACGGCGTGAGCTGCCCCGAGGCCACGGCCAGCGATCGGGTCTACGAGAACGCGCCGCTGCTGGTGAAGCAGCTGGCCGATATGGTGGGCTACTACCGCGCCCCCGAGGAGCAGGCATGAAGCGCGCCGCCCTTGCCCTGGCGCTCGCCGCGCTGGCCCTGGCCGGCTGCGAGAGGACGCCCGCCGAGGCCACCGCGCCCGCTGGCGTCGGGTTTCAGGTTGACCGCCTGTTCACCCACGACGGCTGCACGGTCTACCGCTTCGTGGATGCCGGCTACAGCCGCTACTTCGCCCGCTGCGCTGGTGCCGCCTCGTCCGAGACGACCTGGCGCGAGTCGTGCGGAAAAAACTGCACTCGCTCCGTCAACGTTCCCACTGGAGGCCGCCCATGACCGCGCCCGACTTGCGCCCGAACTGCGCCGGCACTGGCGCGCCCACTGGGGAAACCCAGGCAGACGCACAGATTGAGCATCTGAAACTCGCCGTCCCGGCGATCGAAGGCGAAAGCGAGGAGGCCTGCGCCGGCCGCATCGAGGCCACGCTGCGCAGCCATGGCATTGACCCGAGCAGCTTGATTCCGATGGGCTGCGCGCCAGGACAGGCCTCTGAGATTGGCGAAATCATCACGCTCAGCGCCAGCTTCGGTGGCGAGCCCCTGACCAAGGTGCTGCCCGCCGGCGGCCCGCTGCTGCCAGGGCACCCAGCTGACAAAAC